ATTAGTATTAGTATTAGTATTAGTATTAGTATTAGTATTAGTATTAGTATTAGTATTAAATTCTTGTTTATTTGGGAGTATTTTTATAACTTCCATTAAATACGTATGTTCATTTGAATCTATTTTTTTCATTTCATCTTCATTAATTTTATTAACACTTAATCTAGTTGGTAATAATTTAGTTGGCCGAATAATATCATCGCATGTTATACGTCTTGACATAAGTAAATTATATGCCTTTTTATTTAATGTACCTTGTCTTATTTGATTTAGTATAGAACAATATTCTTCATCTGTTTGTCTATAAATTTTATTTAGTTCTATTTGATGATGAAATAAATCATCCCATACTATATTTTCAAAACAAAACTTGTATGATTCAGGTACATTTTTTTCACCAATCGGTGGTAATTGATAAAAATCACCAGAAAATATAATCTGTATACCACCGAACGGTTTATCATTTTTTTTAACCTTTTTTGCTATAGAATCTAATATTGTTAATAATTTAGAAGACATCATACTAACTTCATCAATTATCAATACTTTAATACTTGCCCAATTTTTACGTTTATAATTATTATTAACTACTTTATTTACTATAGTATTTATATCCCCTATACCTAATCCTATACCAGCCCATGAATGGATTGTTTTAGCATTACATTTTAATAATATTGCTGCACATCCGGTTAAAGCACAAACTTGGGTATTTTTATTCATTATTTGTGATAATTGATATATATAATTAATTAAGAATGTTTTGCCTGATCCTCCTGGACCTGTAATGAAAATATTATTACCTGTTGTAAATAAATCTAATATATGCTGTTGTTCTTCCGATAAAGTAATTGACATTATGTTTTATTATATTATAAATAATAATTATATTAATATTGTTATCTTAATTGTTATCTATAAATATTAAATATATATATAAATAGTTCAATTTTATTTATATTTAATCATATTTTATATCTAATAATTATTTTTAATAATATTAGCATTATTATTACCAATATTCATTTCTAAATCATATATAGTATATTCATCTTGTTTAAGAATAAAAATATTATCATTTTTTGGGTGTTCTTCAATATCTACATTACTATATTTCATATTTTGATTTCTATTTGAAATAGGAATAATTCTAGATTGATAAATTTGTATAGATTCTTTTAAATGATCTATATTATTTGTTTCATTAAATAATTTTACATGATTTTTAATTGATTGAATATTTTCATATAAATCTAAGTTATTTTTTTTAATATTTTGATTTTTAATATAATTATCAGTAATAACAAGAAAATCAGTTAATATTTTTCTAAACATTTCGGTTGATTCATCTAATTCTTTTTTATTTTCATTAAATAATTCAATTGCCTTTTCTTCAGAAATATAATCAAATAATATATCTAATTTAATTTTAGTTATTTCTGTTTTTATATTATCTATATAATCACCTAATATACTAAGTATATTATCTCTTGTTTCATAAGTACCTAGTATTATTTCTATATCTAATTTACATTTTGTCTCAATTGAATTACAAATTGCTTTGAATGTTCTCTTATTATTTATATTTTTTATTTGAAAAATAGTTCCTCCTTCTTTTCCACATTTAACACATTTTCTTTTTATTTTTGAATATTCTATTTTCTTTTCTTTTTTTGTAAGTAAATCATTATTATATATTTTTTCTTTATCCTTTTTAATCTTTAATTCATATTTAGTTTTTAATTTATAAAAATTATCGATTGCATCTAAAATAGTTTGATCACAACAACTCATATGTAAATATAATATAATACTTTATATTATATAAATTAAAAAAATTATTATTATATTATAGATAATTACATTGTATTATTATATAAATTTTTATTATTTAATAATTGTAATTCAGGATGATCACTCCAATTAGGTAAATCCGTTATTAAATTATCATTCATATTTTTTTTAATATTTGAAATTTCTTGTAATTTTGAAATAATATACTCTTGTTTTTTTCTATTTTTAATTTCTAATTCTACTTTTGTAGGTTTTCCTTTGTATCTATATAATAATATTATACCTAAAATAAAAACAAATATAAATAATATAAATAAATTAAATACTATATTATTGAATTTATTTTTATATTCGTTGCACTCTTTAAGTGTAGCATTCAAAAAATATTTTACGCCGGGTTCAACTAATAATGGTGATGATATATTATTATTCATAATAATTTATGCTATTATTTTTACAAAAAATATTATACACATTATCTATAATGGCTTCGCTTTCAGGAGATGGTTTTTATGGTTTTTATTATTTAATGCTAATATCTAGTTTATATTTTGTAATGAAATATTTTATATCTAGTAGTAAAGTAATTTTTATATGGACAATTATTTATTATTTATTATTAATAGTTGGTCAATATTTAATTAATTTAAATACAACAATTTCTATTTGTGGAACATATCAATATATTACTGCATTAATTGTTACTTTAGTTCCCTGGATAACTATGTTTGGTGTATTAAATATAATTCTAAAAGTTTTTCCAGGTTGGCTTTCCCCATTTTCAAATACTATTGGTTATTTAGTAGCGAAATTATCAGGTATTGGTTCTTTATTTAATAAACTTTTAAAATCAAAAGAAGAAAACGAAAGTAATAAATTGATAGAAAGTATTTATAATGATCAATCTTTATTAATAAATGAAATTACTACGGGTAATTTTGATACATTTTGGAATAATATGCTTAGTAGTGGTATTTTTAATACATCTGTTACTGAAGAACAAAAACAAAAACTATATAGTTTAGTTAAATTAAAAGAGATAGTATCAGAATTTATTTGGTATATTTTAACAGGAGCATTAATTACAACAACAACATATAATTATATAATAAATAGTGATTGTAATAAATCAGTAGATGAATTAAAAGAATTACATATTGATTTTTTGGATAAACAAACTAAAGATTCTATTTCTGCTGCAAATGATAATGCTAGTCGATTATATAATTCATTTGTGTAAATAAATAATAAAGAGTAAATAATAAATAATATTGAATAATATTAAATATTTATTATTTATATAAAGTTAATAAAAATTATTAAATATGTCGAGTTCTTTAGTAAATAAATATAATATCGATTTTGAAAAAGAGCCTGAAAGTAAGAGAGAAACTAAATATAATAAAAATATTAAACAAAGTAAACGAAATATTTCAATTTATATGAAAAACATATTAATAAAACAAATATTAGTACCTTTACATAAAATAGGAAGTAATTTAAAATATATATTAGAAAATATACTATCTTCTCAAATTGGTGGAAAATGTATACAAGAAGGGTATATTAAACCAGGTTCTATTAAAATAATAACATATTCAAATGGTAATATAATAGGAAATGATATAATATTTAAAGTTGTATTTGAATGTCTTGTATGTTCCCCGGTTGAAGGAATGCATATAAATGCTATTGTAAAAAATATTACAAAGGCTGGTATTCGAGCAGAGTTAATTGGTGATGAATCGCCTGTTATTATATTTATAGTGAGAGATCATCATTATAAAATGCCTTACTTCACAACATTAAAAGAAAATGATAAAATTAAGGTAAAAGTAATTGGTCAAAGATTTGAATTACAAGACACATATATATCTATTATAGCTGAATTAATTGAACCTTATTATGCCAAAAAGAGGGGCCCAAGAATTGTACTAACACCTGAAGATTATGAAGACGATGAAAGTATTAACGAAGATGAAAGTAAATATCAATCAAAACAAGAAACAATATCAAAGAAAATAGATAAATCTTTAGAAAAAGAAAGTGAAAAAATACAGTCTGAAGTTAAAACTAGAGAGAAACCAAAATTTAAAATTAAATTTAAAGAAACCGAAGAATTTGGTGAAGAAAAAGAAACAATTTATATTAGTGGTAGTCTTTTTGCAAATATATTTAAACAAAGTTCATATAGTAAAGGATATAATACATTTATTAAAACATTTAAAAAAGGGTTTCAAGGATATAAAGTTGGAAATTTACCTGAAAAAATATTGAACGATTTGATTGAAGTAGTATCTAGTGGTAAATCAGATAATCAAATATTTTCTTGGTTAAACCGTATAATGAATGAAGAAGTATATTCAAAATATGGTATAAAAGATAAAGAAGGTAGAGGTAAACATAGAGCTGATGAAATTAATGGATTATTACAACTTATTAATTTTACACCTACTAATTTGCTTGATTTTGGTGCAGGTGATGTAAATATTACCTATCATTTAGCCGATATAAAAAATATATCAAGAGATAAAGTATTTATAAGTGATATTAAAGAACCTAGTAATACATATGGTTTTAATTTTATAAAATCAAATCCTGATAATCCAAGAATAAATATGGAGGATAATAGTGTTGATTTTATAACAAGTTTAATGGTTTTACATCATGTTAAAGACCCAATATCTACTATACAAGAATTTTACAGAATTCTTAGACCAGGTGGTTATTTACTTATTAGAGAGCATGATAATGAAGATTCGGTTGGTTATTTAGTTGAAGCATTAGATATGTTACACGGATTTTATGAAGCAGTATGGGATGTTCCTGAAAAATTAGAAAATCCTGAATTTCCAAATAAATATTATTCTAGTTATAAATCAAATGATGAATGGACGAGGGATATAACAAATGTAGGTTTTGAGCGTATTAATTCACCTGATGAACTAGAGAATGCATATTTAACTGGTAGTGAAGATGATTATAAAAGAAAAATAAATCCTTATGCGTTTTATTATGCTATTTATAAAAAATCAGAATAACTATTATAATTAGTATAATATTATATAAGTCTAGGTGATACAATATAGTATAAAATTAAAAAATATGAAATTATTGCTAACAATAATGAAAGTAACCAAAATGGAATTATTGTTTTAAATTTACTTCCTAATCCAAATTCTCTTAAGCTACCATCATTATTATATAAAAAATTTGGTTTTAATAATATAAACACTGTCAATAAAATGAAATATAATATTATTGAAAACGTATTTATATTATTTTTTACTAATTGTCTTAGTACAAACATTATATAATATATTTATTTTTAATTTTTAATTTTAATTTGATATTAATTAGTAATATTTATTTTCTTATTTCTAATAAATAATAAGTAAGAAATGATGTTATTGACATTAAAAGACTACCCCATAACATATCAATTAATCCGGTAAATAATGAATAATTCTTAAATATAGCTAAATTTGTCATATCAAATACTCCATATACAATTAATCCAAATATAAATCCATTTATAATTGATTCATTTATCCAATTTTGTTTTGTTATATGTTTATAAACAAAAAAATATAATCCATAAACTAATAATATATATGATACAAATGCATACTTCATATTAAATACTAATTTATGATGTTGTACATTCATAACAGTTGTATTCCACAAATTTTTTAATGATGTTAAAACTATACCATCTAAAAATAAAATTATAATAAAAATTAAAGCTAATACTTTTATCTCCATTTTATAAATTATATTCATATTTATATTTTGATATTTATTGAAATATAAATATTATATTATTGACTTTACAGTTTTTAATTATTTAATCCTGTAGAAAGTCGGTGTTTGAAATGTTATCTTTAATCATCGTATGGATATAAATCATTTCTATAATCTTCTATTTCATCATTATCTCCATAATCATCATCTTCTGGTAAATCACTCATATTATAAGCTTCTCTCTCGATCATTTCATCATTATTCATTTTATTTTCTAAATCAAGTGCAAAAATATCAGCATTCATGATATTAACATCCATATTCTTACCAAGTTCAATATCTAATAAAGCTCTTTTTTCTGCAATTAATCTCTCTTTATCATATAATTCGGGGTCATATCTAGTAAGTCCTTTTTGTAAACCAATACCCCATTTTTCTAATTTATGTGCTTTAAATACTTTTTCTACATTTCTCTCATCATCTGTCATTTTTTCTAAATCATAAGTTATATTTTCTTTTTCTTTTTCTTTAATTCTTAAAACTCTTTCTGATAGTTGTTCATAATTAAAATTAATGACTGTTTTATTCTCATTTATCATCAATATAAATGTATATAATAAATTGGCTACTTTTTCAGATAAATCTTTTTTATTACCAATAACAATTTCCATTTCAGAAATTTCTTTTGGTTCTTCCAATACAATTTCATTAGTATCAATACTTATATTTTCTTTAATTTTCATAGATACATCAGATTCTTTATTAGATAAAATAATATATCTTTTTAAAACTGTTAATAAATAATAATTAAATAATAAACCTGCCATTCTTCTCTCAAATATAGAATAAATTTTTTTTTTATTATTCAATATTGGAGAAAGAAATGGTGTGTTTAATGCTAATGTATAAATATCATTCATATCAACTGATATTTGTTTTAATATATCTTCAATATCATTTTTATTTTTATAATGATATTCTAATTTAGTGTAATATTTCCTAACAATTATTTTAATGTTATCTTGATGGATTGAAGATAAATTCCAGTGTTTTGGAATATTAATTGATTTATAATCAACATTATTTAAAATAATATTAGGATATACAAAAATTAAATCCCTCAACGATTGTTTAATATATTGTATAGAATGATATGTAGTACAATCAATATCATCCTCAAATAAATCACTATTTATATTATTAAAATTCATTAATGTATTTAATATAGTAGTTAAATTATTATATTCGCTTGTTTTCATTTTATGATTTATTTTAATAAATTCTAATATTTCATTACTCATAGAATCATTTGTTTTAGATAAATAATTTTTAAATTCTCTCATTTCTTGTGTATCTTCTTCTAATGCAATATCATAAGTATCTAACATTTTATTTAAAGATAATTCAAATTGTGTTGCTTTTCCATAATCAATATAATAGTTTGTTATATTTCTTAGTATTTGAGAATATGATAAATCCGGCTGATCATTAATATTACTAATTATATTCATAGAATTTATAATATCAATTAAATATTCAAGTGACTCTGTTGAGTATGTTTTACCATCACGTTTTAATTTTTGAATTTTATCATCAATAGAATCATTATTATTAAAATCATCTGGTTTTTGTAAACAAATTTTCTGTAAATGTTCACTAATTGGTGTATCGCTATTAAATTTACAATAAACAATAAATGCTTGATATATAGTTTTTTCGCTGAATTCATTACTAAATGGTAAAAATACTTTTCTTGTATCATTTGGGTCTAATAATATAGATGATTTACTCATATCACACATATCTTCAAATATATTATTTAATTCTGTAACAATTTCACAATAATTTGTCATACTAGTTTCTCTCGATGAAAAATAATTATATGTATTTATACCATCATTATTACAACAAGAATTCTCTAAAAATGGTTCATTTGATGTAGTTTTTAATATTGGAATTTCTTTTGATATAACATTTTGTATTAAGTTTTGAATATATAATGAATATTGAATTATTTTAGATTTAATAACAAACAATTGTTCATCTTGTTCTTTCTTACCTCCTTTTACATTATTAATTAATAAAGATTTAAAATCACTTGTAATATTTATTGGTGTTTTAATTTTAAATGAAATTAATGGTGGTAAAAAATTTGTAAACCTAGCTATATCTAATTCATATGGTATTTCTTCTAATCCTTCTAATAATAAATATTCTCTCTTTTCTATTAATTTAGATTCTATTTCTTTATTAGTTAAAACATATCGTTCTATAATCTGTTCTAATTTTTGAGTTAATGTATTTGAGTTCATTTTAATTATAGAATTCCATGGACGTATTGATGATTTTATTTTATTTGCAATACAAGATATATATATTAATCCTGTTTTATCTTCAACTCCTGTTAATGGGAATCCAGTAAATGATTTAATACATCCAGGATATGTTTTTTTCGTTTTTATAGATGGTTGTGAAATAAGTATACCTACTAATAAATATGATAATGTAATAAATAAAATAGTAGTATCATATCTCTCTTGATATGATGGTAATCTTTTACCTTTTTCTTCTGCTAATTTAGCCGTTTTTTCATGTATTTCTTTTGATGGCATAGTTCTTTGAAATGTTTCTAATGAATTTTTAATAATATACTCGTGTACATTATCAATATTTATATACATAAATGATGACATAGCATAAACTATATTTGATATTATCTCTGCTTCATAACTTTCATATTTTTTCTTTTTTTCGGTGGATTCTATATTAGTATTTACATTTTTAATTTTTTCTTCAAGAGATTCATTTAATAATTCGTGTGAAACTATTTTAAATCCTCTTTCATCGTATCCTTCTTCATCATTAAAATCAATTGTTCTTATAATATAACCACTATGTTTATCTACCCACATATTACCATCATCACTAATTGTCCCTTGTTTAGCACAAATTTTTTCAATAACTTCAACATAATTACCTGTGTTAAACCCATTAGCTAATTCATAAATAAATGTAGGAAGCAATTTAACATCGGTTTCAAAACAATAAAACCAATAAGGATCTTCTCCTTTATCTTCATATGCATTTCTTGTAAATTTATTAACAAATTTAATTATATCATTTTGTTTTTTACTAAAATCTTCTTGGCCTAATATAATATCCCTTATTTTAAAATAAGGTGATTGAACAACATCAGTTTTTTCATATAATAATCCAATATCATAATATATTTTATTATATTTTAATATTTTTATCATATGCATAGTATAAATGTTTTTTGATTTATCAATATGATACTTTATATTGTAGTTTAATATAGATATTAAATTTTCCTTTTGAATATTTAATTTATCTTGAAATTCTTTCAACATTAAATTAATATTTTGGTTTTTCAAATTATATTCGCTAGTATCTATATCATTACATTTTTTATTAATACTCAAACATTCTTCATTTGTATTACAAAATGTTTTATTATCATTTATTAAAACATTATTAGGATTATCTTCTAATATCCATATATTATTTTCTCTCCTATAATAATTCATTATAGTTTGACTATCTTCATAATTAATTATTTCCAAAACAGAATAATCTCCATTTATTACTTTTCGCTTACCATTTATCATAGAATTTGCATCTTTATTAGCATCTTCATATGTTAATCCAATAGATGTTACCAAATTTTCAGTTAAAAATGAAATAAATTCATCAGTATTCATATTATTTCTTTCATAATTATACTCTTTTATAATATCATAACGTGTTGGGTCATATTCTTTATCAAAATAAATATCTTTATTATTATCATTCTCTAATTGTTCAATTGTTTTATATTGTTTTGATAATACAAACCTAGGGCAATTGTCATTTTGTGGTTGTATTTCATTTTTGTAATAAATTTCATTTTGTTCTATTTTTTCAGCTAATTGATTTATCATATTTGGAACAATTAAATCAATATTATTAATTGTACAAATTGTGCTATATAAAACACCATAATCATATTCATTTATAATATTAACGCCTTCTATTTTAGTAATATTAGAAATATCTATTTTATCATAATAATCTAATACATCATTATTAATTTTATATGTTTTATGTAGGTCATTAAATATATTATATTTTACCGATTTTAAATCTAAATTACTATTTTTATATCTATTTAATAAATTTCTAAACAATTTTGCTCTTTCAATAAATTTTTTATTTTCATCTTTTATTTTATCCAAAATAAATTCATTAATAATTTTATACTGAAAAAATGACAAATCTTTTTGATATATTAAAAATGGTTCAAGATATTTAATTATATCATAGAAAGATAATTTACCAGTTATATATTTCTTTGTTAAATTAAATAATATTCTTGTCATAGGTATAATACTGTTTAAATACTTTTTATATTTATCATTATCACTTATACTTTCATCTAATATATATTCTTTTATATCAGATAAATAATTTGATTCATCATAAAGAGTATTTTCATCAAAATTATCTATTATTTGTGTATTAATTGATGTTTTTTTATTAAAAATTTTCCAATAATTTACATTATTCATATTTAAATTTGATTTTTCAAGAATATTTGTTCCTGGTAAATTTACACGTGAATATCTTAATACAGGTTCCGGTAGAGTTATAAATGATTTTAAATATATATTATCATTTTGTGTTAATTTCTCTCTATTAAAATATATTTTCCTATTTTGAAATTCATTAGGTTGTAATTTTGTTAATCCCAAATTATATGTTTGAATAACAAATTTTCTTTTAACTAATTCATCATTTTTAACTACAATTGATGATAATTCACCAAGATTATCTATTATAGCATTTATATTATCATTTACATTTAATGATGTTAATTTATACGAGAAATCACTTGGATTATCAAATGGTGTAAAATGATAGTTTAATTTTGAAATTAAATAATTATATGAATTATTTTCATCAGGTATACTATTATTTTTATATAATCGAAATAATTCTGATTCATCTGTTCTCTCTCCTAATAGTGATAAATTTGTAAATTCTATTTCATCTGGAATTGTTTGAATATCATATATTTTCTTTTTATTTTTACATACAGGAATAATCCAATATAACTTTTTATTTAAATTAAGCAACGAGTCGATAAGTGGTTTATATTTAGGTCCTTTTTTATCTGGTAGTTCAGCATTACCATATTTATCAAATTTTGAATATTCATTTCTTAATTGTTTAAATCTTTCAATCATTCTATGTATATTATTTAAAACGCTTGATGTACGTTGAGTATTTGGTATTGATGCTAATAAATCATCTAATAAATCAGAAGCTTGTTTTTCAATACTATATCTTTGTTCACTTTCAGGTACATTCACAATATATGTAATATCCTGTAATTCTTCTCCTAATAATATTTGGTCTGCATCTAAAAATACCTCTTTAATTTTATTTTTAATTTGATATGGTTCTTCTTCAATTTGCAATTGTTGTTTTAATTGAGGTTGTTCGTTTATGCGTTTTAATTCTTCACCAGATATACTTTCTTCTTCAGTTCCATATTTATCTGATACAGCTTCTTCATTATACCCTTTTATTATTTCTTCTTCTTGAATAGCAGGTATTGCTTTAATATCATATGGTGCATTTCTTATTGTTATTTTTTCTATAGGTAAATCTTCAGGTAATCCTTTATATGCAAAATCAATATAAATAATATCTTCATCAGGATATGTTTTAACTTCAATCATATCTTCTTCTATATTAGATATTTTACCAGTAATAATAGTTGGAATATCACCATTAAAATATATATTTATCCATTTATCAGGTAATAAAGAATTTTGTCTAGCATATCCTAATTCTTCAGAACGACTCAATATATTAATACTTATAATTGATTCATTACTTAATGAACCATCATCTTTAATATTAATAACATAATTTAAAATACCATCATCTGATAATAATTTAATTTTTAAATTATCAATATAATAAACAAAAAATAGTTTATTATGTATTTCATACTCACTTGGTGCTATTAATTCTATTATATCACCTAATTGAATACTAAGACCGGTGCTTTCGTTTTCAATTTCAGCATCCATATTAATATCTTATAAATATAATAGATATTAATATATATATTGTTTCTTAAATTTATATAAATATTACAATAATTTATTTACAAATACAAAAAATATAATTTATTATTATACTTTTATAATAATAAAACTATAAACAAATATAAAAACATAATATATAAATATATAGTCGTATTTTAATATATTTTTAGTTATGTGTTCAATAATTTCAACAAATATTATTGATATTAATAATGCAGATTTAGAGAAAGAACTAAATAATTTTGTTATTGTTAATAATAATAATTCTGATAATATTATTAATTCTGATAATATTACTAATTCTGATAATATTAAATATAAATTATTTGATTTTAATAATTATCTATTAAATGATGATTTACATATGAATTCACTAAACGTCGTTAATAAATCATATAATATTAATGATAAAATACACAAATTATTACATTATAAAAAGACTTCTTTAACAAATGATAATATTAATACAATTGGTAATTTTAGATCAGTAATTGTAGATGAGAATAATAACATAGTAATGTTTTCTCCACCTAAATCAATAAATTATGATATATTTTATAATACATATAATAATGTTCAAAATAAATGTAAAGTAGAAGAAATTATCGAAGGAACAATGATTAATTTATTTTATATTAATAATAAATGGGAAATATCAACAAAAACAACAATTGGTGGAAATAATTCTTTTTTTAAAAATTTCGATTCACAAATACATAATGTTACAAAACAAAAGACTTTCCGCGAAATGTTTATTGAATCTTGTAAAGAAGTTAACTTAGATTTATCTTTGTTAAATAAAGATTATAATTATTCATTTGTTATGCAACATAATGAAAATAGAATAGTGAAACCAATTTATTCAATTTATTTATATTTGATTAAAGTATATAAAATAAATAATAGTGAAAAAGTTATATATGAAATAGATATTAAAAATGATAAATTATATAATACTCTTTCTTCTAGTACATCAATTAAATTTCCAACTGAATATATATCAGGTGAATTAACATTTGATGAATTATATAATACATATGGTTCAAATAATACACGATTTGATTGTCTAGGTGTTATGATTTACAGTCCAGATGGACATAGAACTAAAATTAGAAATCCTGTATATGAAGAAATTAAACAACTTAGAGGTAATCAACCTAAACTACAATATCATTATTTAACATTAAAGAAGAGTAAAAATATTAAAAAATATTTATATTATTTTCAAGAACATGAAGATTTATTTACTATATATAAATTGCAAATATATAATTACACCATAAAATTATATGAATATTATATTTCTTGTCACATTAAAAAGGAGAAAAAACTATCTGAAATCCCGAATAATTATAAAAATGGTGTTTATATATTACATAAAAAATATATTGAACAATATTATCAATTAAAAAAATCAATATCATTTAATGATGTCAATGATTATTTTAATAATTTGACACCAACATTACAAATGTTCTTTTTAAATTATGATATGCGAGATAAAGTATAATTAATTATATTATATTAAAAATTATGTCTTATATTATTAAAATTATTCTTCCGCTTTCCATACTTTACTATATATATTCATATTCTCTTTATAAAATAAATTGATTATTTAATTATCAAAAATGTAAAATACTTATAATATATTATTTTCAAAAAAAATATATTATTTTTATATAAATTTACAATTTTATATCGAAGTTATATTGATTCCATAATTTTAGAATAAATATCAATTCCATTTTTACAACAATTATTAATTAATCTAACAACATTTGTTCTATCTATATTTTTACCACTACGATTTTTATTTGTTTCAATACTTCCTTTACTTTCTTCAGTACCTTCTTCTGTTTCATATGATGAAGACTGATCATTGTTAAATCCTATACGTATAACGCTACTATTAATATGAGGATGTGGTTTTTTAAATCCACAAAAATTAATTTCTTTAGTATTTTCATAATAATTAGTATATAATAAATATTCAAGTGCCTTTCCTAATGTATAATCTTCATTTTCTAATATAATTTCATAACAATTTGGAATTGTATTATAAATATTTTTAATATATTTTTCTAAATTAGAACCAATAAGATTATTACAATTATCAAATTTATTAATCATAACTTTACAAGCTGTTTTAAATATAGTAATACTATCAAATACACCAATCGATTCTATCATAAAATCAAAACTATTTTTAATAAAATATCTATTTGCTTCTAATGACATCCAATCATTTTTTATAAATTCTATTTCAGTATCTTGTGTTGAAGCAGTTTTTAATTGTATTTCTTTTTTACTCCATTCTTCATTTATTAATAGAGGGTCAAGTGTATTTCCATATGAACAGCATGATACAACATTAAACATACCTTCTTTTGGTATTCCGATTTCTATTTTACATTCTAATTTAATATATTCGCCATCAATTTCATCTGATATTTTTGGTCTCAATCTTACAAAATCAATATAATCACGTGAAATAGAATCAGGTGGAAATATTTTACTTACAGATTCTTTTGTCAAATATTTTCCATTACTTATATTTTTTAATTTAAAATGTTCAGTAGTTACAATTTTAATAATATCAGTATCGTTTTTTTCATCAATCTCCAAAATATAATCATGATATGGGAAATCCATATCATTTATATGAATTGGAATACAACTTAATCGTTGTTTAATAATTTCATTATTAAATCTAGTAGTGTTTATTGATATATTACATTTATTTTCACTATATGGTGTTGTTCTAAATACAAAATTTGGTATTTCTGATAATATAATACGACGTAATGCATTAGCAATACTTACATTAACATTACTTAATGTAAACTTTAATACACCATTTTCTTCATTAATATTATTAATAAGTGGCTCCATTTTATTTTATGATTATATTAATATATTATTATCATATTTTATTAAATCAATTTTATTTAATAATATTTAGTTAAAAGATAAATTTAATAATTATTTAGTTAAAAATAAAACGTAAAAATAATTATTAAATATAATAAATAAAATATAGTTATTATGACAAGTATATTATATTATAGTAATTATTGTGAAAATTGTAAATCCTTATTACAGATATTATCAAAAAGTAAACTGAATGAAAAAATACATTATATCTGTGTAGATAATAGAGTTAAAAAACCTAATGGAGAGACATATGTAATTATTGAAAATAAACAAGAAATGATACTACCTCCAAACATTACAAAAGTGCCTGCTTTATTATTAATTAATAAAAATTATCAAACAATATTTGGTAAAGAAAATATAATAAAATATTTAAGTCCTAACGAAACTTTTATAAGTAAAATAAATGTAAATTCTAATTTAGAACCATCATCATTTAGTTTTAATAATTATTCAGGTGGTATATCAAATATATATGGTGTTGTATCAGATAATTATAGTTTTTTGGATCAAACATCCGATTCACTTTTAACCAAAGGTGATGGTGGATTAAGGCAAATGTATAATTATGCAACTTTAAATTATATGGATATTATAGAAACTCCAGGTGAGGATTACACACCTGATAAAATAGGAAATGTTTCTATTGATCAAATAAAGCGTGATAGAGATAGATAGATATAATATATATAAATAAATTATATAAATATGAATAATATAAATATGAATAATATAAAGTAAATTATTTTAAAAAATAAGTATTTAAAAAATACTCATAAATTATTTAATAAATGGATTCATCGAATGTTTTAAAAATTTTTAACGAACATTTTTCTGAGTTTTTAGATGATGTACAAAATGTATTCCCAAGTAATACTGATATTTCAACAGCAAAATTTGCTCTTTTATCTATTAGAAAGTTAAATCCATCTATGATTATTAAAATATGGAAATCATATATTAGTGATAAATATCAAGAAGAAATTATTTCAGGTGATATATCATTTTTTATAGATAAGGATTATAATAACGATTTTGTTGATGTTGATGGGTCTACATCAAATACAATATTACAAAAAATTAATATATTAAGAGCTCCAATCAAAGAGATGGGAAAGGAAAATCAAGATAAAGCTATGAAATATATTCAAAATTTAACTAAGTTATCAAATATGTATAATAAGTAATTATTAATTATTTTAAAAAATTATTTTATCAATTTATAAAATAATTTTATCAATTTATAAAAAATATTATTAATATTAAAAATAAATTTAATATAATAAGTATGATTTAAAAAATATATATATATTAAATTATATAATTATGGCAACTTATTCTGAAACAAATACAAATAAAAATAAGAATGATTTTAAAAAAATAGTTATTGATTTTTGTTTAGATTTAAATACAACATTTCCTGAATTAAAATCTCAATTAGATAATATTTTAATTGATGTAGAAACAGAAAATGGTTTATTAAAATTATATGAATATTGTAAGACTGTTTATCCCGAACGTTTTTTTGATATATTATACAAAAACGAAAGTATTTTTTTAAATGATGATAGTAATACAGACGATGAAGCCGATGAAAGTACAGATGACGAAGAGTGTGAAAATGCAGATGATGTAAAAGTTAGTGATATTAATGAAGAAAATGATAATTCTGAAAACTCAAACAAAAAAGAAAAAAATACATATTTATTACCGAATATTAACTTTAGAAGTTTATGGAGGTTAAATGATATTAGTGATAAAACACGTGAAACTATGTGGAACTATTTACAATTAATTTTATTTACAGTAATAACTGATATTAAAGATAGTAATAGTTTTGGTGATACTGCAAAATTGTTTGAAGCTATTAGTCAAGATGAATTTAGAGTTAAATTAGAAGAAACATTTGAAAATATGAAAAATGTTTTTGAACCAACTGATAATACTACAGAAAATAATAATGAATCTCCAAAATTCGATTTTAATAATATACCAAATGTTAATGATATGCATGAACATATTAATGGTATGATGGGTGGTAAATTAGGTCAATTAGCAAAAGAAATAGCTGAAGAAACAGCATCTGAATTAAATATGGATATGACTAATGTAAATTCAGTAAATGATGTATTTAATAAAATGTTTAAAAATCCAACTAAATTAATGGGTTTAGTTAAATCGGTTGGAGATAAATTAGACGATAAGATTAAATCTGGTGATATTAAAGAAAGTGATTTAATAAAAGAAGCAACTGACATAATTAAAAGAATGAAAGATATGCCAGGTATGGAAAATATTCAGACTATGCTAAGCAAACTGGGTATACCTGGTATGTCAAATTTAGGTGGTAAAAACACAAAAGTTAATTTTTCAGAAATGGAAAATCAATTAAATAGAAATATGAAAAAAGCTAAAATGAAAGAGAGAATGAAAGGTAAAATTGAAGAGAGAACTTCTTCTAATAATTTTTCAAATACTAATTCATTATCAAAAGAACAACAAGAAAATGAAGCCAGATTAATAAAAGTATTAAATAGTGGTTCAAATGATGAAATAGAGAATTTTATATTTAGTAGTGGTGAGAAAGTTGAAAAAAGTAAAGCTAAATCTAAAAATATAAATAATTCTAATAAACATAAATCTAAAAATAAATAATTATTTATCTGAATAAAATAATGAATAAAATAATGAATAAAATAAAAAATGAATATATATAATATGACTACATTTTGGACAAGTGACTTTACAATATTGTTCAATTCACAATATATCACAGAATTATTTCCAAAAGAATATATGTCTACTGAACAAAAATTAAATGCTATAACTAGATTAATTATTATATTAACTATTTTAGGATATGTTATTACTCAAAATATAAGAATAATAATAACTGGTATTATTACAATTCTAACTATTGTTTTATTAAATAAACTACAGCTTTTAAAAAATAAAAATAATAGTAAAAAAATTGTAAACTTAGAAGGATTTACAAATCCAAATTATATAAAAGAAAATAAACAAAATCATGCATTACCAACTAAGACAAATCCGGTTATGAATGTTTTATTAACAGAAATAAATGATGATCCTGAGAGAAATTCTGCTTTACCATCATATAATTCATCTGTTGAAAAAGAAATAAATAGTAATGTCAAACAATTTATTAAAGAAAATTTTAATAATGACGAGATAGTTGACCAACGATTATTTAGAGAGATAGGTGATAATTTTAATTTTGAACAATCTATGAGAACATTTTATGCAACACCAAATACTAGAATACCAAATGACCAAGAATCATTTGCTAATTTTTGTTATGGTGATATGATTTCTTGTAAAGATGGTGATTCACTAGCATGTTCTAGAAATAATCCAAGACATATAAATTATTAATTTATAATAATAATTTAATTAAAAATAATTAAATATCACAATAAAATGTTTAATTATTTATATATAATATATAATATAATATGTCCTACACAAGTGATTATTTATTTCAAAATATGTCTAGAATAGGAAATGATAATTGTTTTCTTAGTCAAAGTGATACGCAAGATGTTAAACATGCTAACTATATGTTAACAAATTATAATTCATGTGAATTAATGAATAAAACCATAGATGTAGCAACCAGTCAACCTTCTGTTTTTTATAAAGGGCAACAAAATATAGGTTTAGGTGGTTGTAACGTTGATGATAGTTCTAAACTTTTAATTTCTGAATTAAATAGAGCAAAATGTAAACTTAGTTTAAATCAAAGAGAATATTTAACTGTACCATATTTAGGTAAAGGTTCATTTAATCCAATTCTTGAATCTAATATACAACAAGGTGAAATGGTTACAAATAGAAAAAGTGTTAATACACTTAGTGAGATGTCATATAAAGTATATGATGGAAATTATTTAATTCCATCTTTAAAACTAAGTGTAACAAATCCTGCAAACTTAGTAGAAGGTGTTGCTGCTGAGGGGTGGATACGCGGAGGGTTACCATCAAGAGAATTAGCAAAAGATCAAGATTATCATAAAAAATAAATATAAAATCAATATAAAATCAATATAAAATTAAATTACTATTACTATTATTATAAAATGGATAATAATAGTAATGAAGAAATAAATACTGAACAAAATATAGAAATTGTAAATGATGTAAATGATGTAAATAATGAATTAGAAAATCAATCAAATGTAGAAAATCAATCAAATGTAGAAAATCAATCAAATGTAGAAAATCAATCAAATATAATTGAAGAAATCAATATTCCATTTGATTCAAATAATATTAATTATAATTCTAATTTTAAATGTACATATCAAATTATGGATGATTTAGATGATTCAAATAATTTATATAGAATTCAATTTTTACAAGCATTTAATACATATAGATGGGATAGTAATATTATTGATAATATAATTCAAAAAATATACTCTCAATTAACAAATAGTATATATGGAAGAAGTATTTTGAAATCAGTAAATTTAAATATAACTATAACAAATTTTATTCATAATTCTGATATTTATATATTATTTAGTTATGATTATTTTTATATATTTCACGACTGCGTATGTGATTTAATAAATAATGGAAAAATTAGTGATGATAACTATAATTATTTAATCGGTCAGATAAATAATAAATAATAAACAAAAATAAATACTAAGTTGATAAATAATAAATAATAAACAAAAATAAATACTAAGTTGATAAATTATTATTTATATAAATATTAATTATATAAATAATATTTAATGGCATCTACAAGAAATATAAATACTAAAAATAATTATAATTTAGAACAAAGAATTAATTCTAATTTTTTCAATTATTCACAATATGAAAATTCTTCTTCTGGAAAAGCTTATAGTGAAGCGATGCCTTGTTTTGGTATTTATCCTAGTAAATTATCTATGGATAGTTTATCAAATAATCCTATTGATATTGAATCTCAATTAAGAGGTATTGGTTCTACTAATTTAGTAATGGATATTAAAGAAATTAAACCAGATTTAAAAACATTAAATGGAATAACTTTTTATGAAAAAATACCACTATATATACCACAACCATTAGTAATAGAAACAAATCAAAGACCACTTAGAAAATAAATTAATTTAATACCATTAAATATTCATATATTATATATTAATTACCAATTCGTATTAATTTAGTAATTAATTTATTAATTATGTATAAATTAATTACTAAATGGATAATGCAGACCTTATTTATACTCATTTAATTCAAAAGGAAGCCTTTTGTTTTATAAAATTAAATGATGGTGAAATATCAGCATTAGATCCTAATTCTGAAGGAATGTCAAGAGGAGATGAAAAATCATCTGAACTTATGTCAATAAAGTTAAAAGAGTCATTAAATTATAGAAATGATAATTATTATATTGGATTACCTTGTATAAATTGCAATAATAATTATTATAATATTGCAATAAATAATATTTCAAATGATTATGATGAAAATCTCAAATTTAAAAATATTGTCGGAGCTAATATATTAATAAACTCAAATGTTAATAAAACACTAGATATTTTAAAAAATCACTTATCTGATAGAAATATTGTTATTATTACAAATACTGAAAATTTAAATAATATTGATAAATTAAAAAAAGTAAATATCGTTCCATATAAAACAATTGAAGTATCTGAGAGATTTGCATTTGATTCTGATTATAATAAAATAAAAGATTTATGGACTACATTAAATAATGATGATGTAGTAATATGTTTATGTGGACCACTAGGAAGAGTAATATGTTATGAATGGTTTAAAAATAATAATACATTAACCTGTTTAGAATTAGGAAGTTTTTTTGATCCATTATTAAAAAATAGAACATATCTATATCATACTGGAAATCATCAGTATTGTAATGTGTGTTATCCAGTATTAGAAATAGTAGAATCAGATATGTTGAAATTATGTGAAGGAAAGATGAGAAAAGAATGTTATTATTTTTATGAAGAAAATGGATTTTTTTCATTTTATGGTTATATCTGGCCAAAAATATTAAAAAATGCAGAAATTCGTTTAGAAAATGAATGTGATAGTATGTTTTTAAAATTAATAAAAAGTAAATGCTATGGAAAAATGTTAGATGAATATTTGAATGAATATGTTAATGAAGGACACTTTTTACAAATTGATGAACAAGATAAAGCATTAATAAATGTTTTAGATAATTTAAATGAATATTCTAATTTAAATGATATAAATATTTTAGAAATAGGATTTTATGCTGGACATAGTGCATCATTAATACTTTCATCAACAAATTCATCTATATCAGTAACAAGTATTGAATTAACTAATTCATCATTATCTAATAAAGGTAAAACATTTATAGATAAACATTTTTCAAATAGACATAATTTAATATATGGCGATAGTGCAAATATATTAAGACAATTAATAAATAATGATAAAAAATATGATGTAATATTAATTGATGGAAATAATGATAGTGATATTAGATTTAATGATTTGATATTATCGTCATTATTATTAAAAGAAAATGGAATAATTATGATGGATGACACAATAAAAGATAATAATTTAATGGAATCTTGGAATCATGGAGCATCATTTATATGGAATAAATTTACAAATAAAAATAGTGATTCATATATTATTCAAGAGATATATTCTTGTGATTATTTTAAGGGTAGAGGATTTAGTTATGGTAAGGTTATTGTATCAACCGATACAATTAATCAATCTCTATTAAATGATAAATTACTAATGTTTAAACGTAAAAATAAAACACAAATGATTAATAAAATAGAAGAAATGTATAAAAATAATGAAAATAAATTGTTAGAATATTTTTGTGATATTTATATTGATTGTTTTAGTATAATAAAAGATGAACATTTAAAAAAAATTAAATTATTTAAGTGTTTATGCATATTAATAAATAACCATGAATATACTGAAGAATTAATTAAATTAATTGAAACATTATATAATAAAAATCATTATATTTCACAAGATGTATCACAAATAATTGAAACATTAATGAAAAATAAATTATATAAATACGATTTAAATCCAATTCCAAAAATTATCCATTTATTATATTTTGGAGAAACAAATTTTGAAAATTATCATTATGAATGTATTAAATCTATTATTAAAAATATGCCCAATTATAAAGTTATTTTATATAATAAAGTAGAACCAATTAATAATAAATATTGGGATGACATTAAAAAATATATAGAGATTGAAAAAATAGATGTTCCTGAAGAATATAATGGTTATAGTTTACATTATTTTCAATATAAAGCTGATGTTGTAAGACTAAATGTTTTATATGAAAAGGGTGGTATTTATTTAGATATAGATTTATTAATTATTAAAAATTTTGAAAATGTTATAAATACAGGATATGATTTATATTTATCAGAAGAAGGAGAGAAAGATGGTGGATTAATTAATGCATTTATTGCGTGCAAACCAAAAAATGAATTTATAAAATTATGGTTAGAAAGTTTTAAAACAGGGTTACGTATGGAAAATTGGGCATACCACATACGAGATGGAAATAAAAATTTATTAAATAATAATAAACATTATAATATTAAATATAATATAAATATTCTTGAAAGTAAGTATTTTTTTCCATTTGCTTGGCCAGAGAGACATAAATTTGAAAATATAAGAGAATATTTAAATGATGATATTTATGGAATACATTTATTTGAAACTATATTACATAATGTACTAACTAATAATAGTTATTGGAATTCAAATTGTATTCAAATTCATGATTATGTTGAAAATAATAAAATTAATAATTCTTCTGAAAAATATGGTGTACTATATTATTATTTATTATGTGCATATGCGCATAAAATAAATCTTCCAATTATATTTAATAAAAATAAATTAAAATATAGTAATAATATATTTTTTGATATAATATTATCCTTTATTAATAATCATAATAATAATTTTAATAATAATAATGTAAATTTGTATAATAATACACATAATTCAAATACATTAAATGATGATATTATTAATAATTTTAATTTAAATATTATACAAAATAATATTTCTATTGAAACTATAATATCTGAAATTAAAAATAATAATGAAAATACTAGAGAAGAAAGTGATATATTATCATACTTAAATACTCATATTATAAATTCTGAAATGAGAGAAACTGTAAATAAGTATTTTGAGGATAATAAAGAAGAGAGAGATATAACAATTAATAAAAATAATATATATATTTATAAAATAGATGATACCATTAACATTAATTATGAATTGAATAAATTATATAAAAAATATAATAATGATATTTCTCTTATAAATAATTCATATGATTTAAATGATTTAAATTTCAATATAAAACCTGATATTAGTTTATATACATTATATAATTCAAATGTATTATTATCACTTTCAAATAATTATTTTATTTTACTATTTCATTTATTAAATAAATATGATTATTTATGTGTATCAAAAAAGTGGGATATAATAATAGAGCTTGATTTATTAAAAAATAAAGATTTAAATTTTTTCAAGGTAAAACATCCGTTTGATGAATTAGTAATATTGACGTTAGAAGAATATCCTGAAAATCAAATTCATGTTAAAGAACAATTGAAAAATCATAATTTAAATGGTAAATTTATGATAAATAAATTAAATAAAAGACCTATGATTGGATGTTTACAAGCCCACATGAATGCTATTAGATATGCTAAATCTAAAAAGTTGAAATCTATTATGATATGTGAAGATGATATTATTATTAATGATGTATTTGATAGAATAGATGATTATCCATCTGAATGGGATATGTTATATTTTGGGGGTATACTAACAAATTTTAATAAAATAGAAAATGGATGGGTTAAAGGGACAACCTGGTGTAACCACGCATATATAGTTAAGGATACCTTATATGATGTTATATTATATTTATATGATTCATTTGATTTAGAGGAAATGTATGCGTTAGGTCGTTCAAATGATTGGTTATATACTACATATATACATAATGATTATAATTGTTGGGTACACGAATCACAACCTATAATTCAAAAAAATAGATTAAGTTTAATAGACCATTCATTAAAATGGCCAGAAACATATGTATGGTCTACCTGGTATAGTAATACTATAAATAAAAATAAATTAGAAATTATTGGTATAACTGTATCAACAAATTATAGTGATATTTTACAATATTGTATTAAAAATAAAATTTTTATGAAAAAATGGTATATAATAACTGATGAAAATGATAAAAATACAATTGATTTAATAAATAATAATAACGAGTTAAATAATATTGAATTACTATTTTATAATTTTAAACAAAATAATAGTATTTTTGATAAGGGTGGTGCAATTAAACTAGCACAAGAAAAAATATATGAAAATTATAATAATGAATACATATTAATATTGGATTCTGATGTAATATTGCGATTAGATATAGCTGATAAAATATCAAACTTAAATATTGATGAAGATACTATATTAAATGTTTCTGATAGAATAAATTTTTTAACATATAATGATTATTTAAATAATAAATTTGTTAGTAAACTTAGTGATAAATATGATGATAATTTAAATTGGAAAATAGCTGGTTATTTTCAATTATATAAAAATAATAAATATTATTATGAAAATTCGTACAATTGTAGTGATTGTGATTTAGTATTTCACCATAATTTTGGTAAAAATGATACAATAGATTCAAGCGTTTCACATATTGGTATAGATAGTGATTGGCCAACCGGTAAAAATAATTGGAATGGAAGAATTGTTTAATTAACCATTTGAAATAATAGTTTATAATATAAGTTGTAAATAATAAATATAAATTAAATATTTATTATTTTGTTTCAATAACTAATTTACAATAAATAATACTTTCTCTCAATAATACTATTTATTTTCTATATTTCCATCTATAATTTTTTTAATTCTAGGAAAAAATCCTAGTTCATTAATTATACGTTCTTTTTCTTTTCTAATTATATTTATTCTTTTACTCCACCAATCTTCTTTTATAGCAGTAATTATTGTTTTTAATGATTCTTCAAAATTATTTAAATCTAATCTTACAAATGCCAAAGGGTCAATATATTCTTCTAGATTTGGACAACCCCAATAAAATGTTAAACATTCGCATAAAATAGATTCCCATATTTTTTCAGTTGCATAATTTGTCTCAAAATTATTTTCGACAGCAAATGAATATTTATAATCTATTAAATGATTTTCTTTTTTATCATCTATTAATTTTCCTATATAATTATTAAATTTATGTTCATGATTACCATATATATGTATTATTTCAGAATCAATTAATATATCTTCAATATATTTAATAAAATCTATACGTTTTTTATGACCATCATCGTGATATTTATTACTTAAAATTGCAATTAATTTATTATAACGCGTTCTTGGTATTTTATTAGATTCTGGAATTTTAATATTCCATTGTACTACATTTAAATTATTTTTATGTGTTCCTACATGCATAAATTTAGATATATTTTCAGGATTCGACCAAACACCCCATGATTTAACACCCCAATGTTTTGTATCATCATATACCCATGGCTCCATATGAAAAATTAATGTTTTTGCTGGTAGATAAAAATTATTAAATTGTGGTCTATTTATTATAACATAATAATCAATTTCCTCATTATTATTTGAATCAGTTATCATAATGTTTTTCCATTTATAATTATTATTATTCATTATTGCCCATTCATCACATAATTCTTTGGATGATTGCCAATCACATAACATTTTTACTTTTATAACTTGATTTTCATTATTTCTCTCAATTATAGTTGATTGATTTTCATTATTTCTCTCAATTATAGTTGATTGATTTTCATTATTTTCAGTTATATTTATATATATTACTTGTTCTTCTAATATAATATTATCTTGATTATTACTATTATTTTCATTATTTGATTCGTAAATAGAATTATCAATACTAATATTTTTACTCTTTTTTACATATATTCCATCATTACTACCAAAATAATTAGAATTAATCAATTTATTAATATTACTTTTAAAAAACCCTAATGTATTAAATCCAGAACATAATGGATCATTATTTGCAATAACCATCATTTGATCAATTGATAAATTTGGTTTATAATATAAATCTTCATTTATCTGATCTTTTCCTTTTACAAATTCAAATAAATTAGCATCCCCAATATTTGTATGTGTGTCAATAAAAACTCTTTTAAAAATGTCCATAACATTTTCAGGTGTGTATTTATTATATGAATCTGTTTTTTTACTTGATATAATATATTTATTAATATTATTCAAAATAAATTCTAATTCTTCTTTATTATTATACCATACTGCTTTGTTTTCTAATTTATTAACGTGTTCAAGATAACCACATTTTGTGGCTATAATACATTTTCCTTTAACAGCAAATTCTCCAATTGATAATCCAAATGTCTCCCCATCACTTCTTGCCCAAATCATCGCATCACACGTATTTATAATTGAAACTTTATCTTCTTTATTATATATTTTATTTAGATAAATAATATTAGAATAGTTGTTATCATTTAGATCAGTAAATGGTCTAGTATTTGAAAATAAGAAATATTTATTTTTGTCTTTAATGGCAATATCTCTAATAACTTCATGAACATAATCTATATTAAATGTTTCATACCCTCCATATCTTCCAAATACAATAGCATTTTCTGGTATATTTAAAGTTGTTCTTAAATTTAAATTATGTTCAGGTAAATCAATCATATGAGGAACTATAGGATATTTATCTGTAACTGTTGTAGATATACCGGCATAAACATCACCGTGATAATGATGTCCGTCAAATACACAATGAACTACATTTTTGCAATTCTTAGACAATTTACCATCATATTTACCAAATTTAATCAAATATAACATTTTGCATTTTTCCTTTTGTAATATTTCATCAACTTCTTCCCATTTTGTATAACCATATACCCTATTTTTAAATTGTTCACCAAATTTATTAATTACATTTTTATCGTTTTCATATGAATTTATATCATATAAAATAATACTTCTATTATTTAAAATAGTTTCATTATAATATGCATAATCATATAATGCAACCGACGTTCCACGCTCACTTAAAGCATTATCGTGAAATGCAATTGTAGTTTTTCCATATAAAATATCAATACAATCTAATGTATGGCCTTCATAAACATCTTGTATATCAGTATCAATATCTTTTTCATTTTCTTTCCAATCACTAAATACCAATTGCGGTGTTATTTCATAACAGATTTCTTTATTTAACATACCACCAAGATAGTCTATTCCGTGTTTAATTCCATTTTTTTCAATAAAATCAATCATATGTTTAGCACCATCTTTATTAATACTATATGAAAAAAATCCACCAACATATCTATCATTATTTATTTTACTTATTTTAATATTTTCAGTATTTGGTTCTATATCATAAATATCTTTTACTCCATTTCTAATATGTTCAAACATATGATATCCTAAAAATAAAATTTCATTTTTTTCCATATTTTTTTTATTATCAATTAAAAAACTTTTAAAATTATTTGAAAATGATTTTATGTCATCTTCTAATATAAAGTAGAATTCATTATTATTATCATCTAATAAATGTTTCCATAAATAATAATGTGATAATGCACACCCAATAAACCCTCTGCGATTTGCAAAATCATTACCAACAAAATAATGTAAATCTGGACTATTTTCATTTAGTAATTTTCCATCAACACCTTTTATAAATTCATATTCATTATTATCAAATCCTACTTTATTTAATTTATCTATCATTTTTTCTTTTCTATCATTTCTTCTCTCTAAGTTTATAATTTTAATAAATGGATTATTACTTGATAATTTTTCTAATATTTTATCATTATTATTTTCATTAGTAGAATTAGATGAAGAATAAATATTTATTGTATTTTCAGCAGAATACATATTTTGAATATCAGAATCAATATCTTGTCCATATTCATTCCAATCAGCAAAACAAATGTGTGGTTGTGTTTCATAAAAATCACCACCATTTAATTTACCCATTATATAATCTATACCGTGTTTAATACCATTCTTTTCAACAAAATTCAATAATATATTAGCGCCTTTTTTATTAATACTATATGCGTGTGTTGCACCTATATATAACGAACCATTTAATTTATCAATATTTGTATTATCACTTTCAATATTATATATATGTTTTACTTTATTTCTCTCTCTATCAACCATATGATATCCAAAAAATATTAATTCTTTATTTTCCATTTCATCGCGTATTGTATCTAATTTCATTTTAATATTATTTGATGGTATAAAATCATCTTCAAATACTACATAATAATTATGCTCATTATCTAATGCCAAACGTTTCCAAATATAATAATGTGATAATGCACATCCAATAAATCCTCTTCTACTATTAAAATCATTTCCAATAAATAAATTCAAGTCTTTATTACTTTCAAGTAATTCATTACCATCAACAGCGTTTATTATTTCATAATCATTATTTGTAAAACCATTATTATTTAATACATTAATAATTTTTTCTTTTCTATCTTTTCTTCTCTCAAGATTAATAACCTTAATATATGGAGTTTTTTTTACAAACTGGCTTTCTTTATTTAGTTCATATGCATTAGGTAATGATTTATTATTTCTCTCACTTGTTAATCTTCCAATATGTTTGTTTGTCAATTTATTAAAAAATGCTGATTTATATTTACCATCAATCCATTTATATGCATAATCCATTTCAAAAAATTGGTTAGGTGTATCAAAATTACCAATATTCAATATAGTTTTTACATCAATTAATGATGGTCTAAAACTATAATGAGGCCAATAATGACTATTAAAATAATTAGCTTCTTTATTTGGAATATAATCATGAATACAAAAGTCGTTATTATCACATTTAATAAATCCTTTTACTCTATAATCATCAATTGTCTCTCCATAACCTCTATTAAATAAAATTTGTTTTACATTTTCATTATTTAAAGTGTTTAATCCTTCTAATGATTTTTGTATATATTTCATTTTATCATAAAATACAAAATCATCTTCTAGATGAATCCAATATTTTGGTTTTAATTCATTTAATTTATTCCAAATAATATTCATACTATTACGATGTCCTTTTTCTGATAAATTTTTAAAGTAATAATCAAAAAATGGATATTTTATTTTCATAAGTAATTTATCATCATCTGACGAATTATCATCAACACAAAACCAATAATCAATTCTTTCCAAGTCATCCCACTGATTAATTATAGAATTTATAGTTTTTTGAAACAAATCAATTCTTTTACAAGTTGTCATAGAGAGAAATATAATTGGTTTATTTGAATTTTTTAAGTTTTTTATTTTTTCATAATTATATTTACACAAATAATCTTGTAATACTTCTTTGTATAATATTTCCCAAACCTGACAATATGTTTCATTATATTCAAAATTAGAAATATGTTGATTATATTTATTAAATAAATTATGTAAATTTTCTTTTTTATCATTTAATATAGCTTCCTTATAATATGATATATTACGCATAGCTGTTTCAATATGATATGTTATATTTGAATTACAAATCAATTCATAACATGAATGATAACCACCATAAATATCATCTACATAATAAGCTGATATACAATTAAAATATTCGATATGATAATTTAAATCATATGTTGAAAAGAATAATTTATCTGATTCATTTGTTAATATTTTTTTATATCCCTTACACTGTTTATAAAGTGCATTTACCATTAAATGCATACCATTATTATAAAAATATTCAGTTAACGCTTTTATGTGTTCCATTCTCTCTTTATCAAACTCATTTGCTTTAATAAATAATTTAATTGCTTCTAATTCATCACCGTTACTCATTAATTGACGCCCTGCCATAATACATGAATAATATTTTTCTTGTCCCCAATTATTTAATGTAGTTACTTTTTTATACCATTCAATTGATTTTTCTTTATTACATGCATCCATATAACTTTGAGCGCAATAAAAAGCATATCTATTTTTTAAACTTTCATCTGATTCTTCATTATATCCTCTCTCTAGAATAGCTGCATCTTTAGAATATTTATTTGGGTCTTTACTTCTATCGCCTGATTTACCACTTTCAATATAATAATCACCTTCAATATTTAATTCTTTATTTTGGGGATTACCACCATTAAGAAATTCATGAAGAACTCCAATAAATTTCCATTTTAATCTATTATTAACTAATAGAGGTCTTTTATAAACAAAACCTGTCCCAAATTTAAAATGATACATATCTGCATCTAGTTCGGGTAAACGTAAATTACCGTGTATATCATCATCTGCATCAAAAATAAATAGATAATCTGTTTTATTATATGCACTTTCTAATGCTTTAGTTCTATTGTATCCAAAATCTTTCCATTCATTTTCGACTAATTCTCCGTATATATTTCTTTTTTTAAAGAAGTCTTTAATTATTTCACGTGTATTATCAGTAGAGCCTGTATCAGAAATAACCCAATATGTAATATCAATATATTCTAATATTTTAGAAAGTGTTTTTTCAATAACATGACTTTCATTTTTAACAATCATATTAAGACATATTGTTTTTTTATTACTAGTATTATTTTTAATAGAATTTATATTATTCATAATTAAAGGATTAACTGCTTATATTGAACTATATTAAAATACTAATATTTTATGTTTAAATAATTATTATGAAAAAATATAATACAAATAATATAAAATAATACAAAATAATATAAATAATATAAATAAAATAATACAAAATAATACAAATATATAATATACTAAAAAATAATGTCATTTACACGTTTTCACGATGATCCTTGTAGAATACAAAAACAACTACAAGAAACTACTGATATTGGAAGATATATAATGAATGTTCCTGGAAATGGTGAAAATCCATATTACGTTAATGATCCTCATATAAGAATGCAAAAATGGGGTGCAAATTTAATGACAAATCCGATTAATTTAGAAAGTGATTTATTTGGCCTTAGTAGAAATTTAAATAAAGATTGTATAGGTGTTAATCAGTATAATTTAACACCTCCACAAGGAAATAATATAAGTTACCCAACTGTAAAAACAGTTACTGATCAATCACGTAGTACTCATCCAGCTTGGTTATATAAAGATTTAGAACAAAATAATTTTAAAATACTTCATTTAAATCCACAAGAAAATACTTGTATACCATTTAATTATAATTTAAATACAAGATCTATAGAAAAAGATTCTTATATTCCAAGCTATAATTGTTTATCTAATAATAATATGAGTTATAATATGAGTAATGTTCCATTATATACTAATAATAATTTTGCAAATAATACTATTAACTAAAATACTTTTAACTAATAATAAAATTGTTTAGAAAAGTAAAATAAATAATCAAATTAATATAAAATAATATTATAAATAATATAATCAATAATATTATATATATAAATATTAAATGGCTGAATTAGCAATACCGCTTATTGCATTAGGTAGTATGTATCTTATATCAAATCAAGATAAAAAGAAAAATTTAAAAACTAAAGAAATAGAAAATTTTTCAGTTATGAATAAATATACTAGTTCAAATCCAAACAATGAATATGGAAAATTACCAAATGTAGATAACGTATCAATTAATTATCCGGTTGAATCTAATAATATAGATGATAATGTAAAAGGCTATCATAACCCTAATCAATTCACCGATAAATATTTTAATAATTCTAAAGAAATAGAAAAATTGATGAATAATAATCAAGAACAACAAATATCATCATTATCAGGGAATATGTTATCAAATAACGAGTTTACACATAATAATATGACACCATATTTTGGTTCAAGAATAAGAGGAGCAAATTTAGATAATCAACACGAAAGTGTTTTAGATAATATGCAAGGCAGTGGTTCTCAACAAATAAGAAAACAAGAGATAGGCACTTTATTTAAACCTGAAGAAAATATGCAATGGTCATATGGTGCACCAAATCAAAGTGATTTTTATCAATCTCGTATGGTGAATAGTTTACGTAAAGCAAATGAAAAACCGTGGGATGAAATACAAGTTGGTCCTGGTATTAACAAAGGATATGAATGTGGCGGTAGTAATGGTTTTAATTCAGGATTAGAATCTAGAGATTCTTGGATGCCAAAAAATGTAGATGAATTACGTGTAAACAATAATCCAAAATTAACATATAATTTATCGGGGCATGAAGGTCCTGCTAATAACTATATTAAAGAAAGAGGAACAATTGGTAAGGTTGAAAAATATTTACCAGAAAAATATTACGCAAATACACCTGATAAATGGCTTACAACAACTGGTATAGAAAAAGCCCAAACTGCTAGAGGTGAGCATATATTACAAAATGTAAGTCGTGTATCAACAACTAGTGAATATTATGGTAATTCTTCAAATACATTTGGTGAAGCAACGTATGCACCACAAAACTTTGTCCCTGGTTTTAGAAAAGAAAAACAAACGTGTGATTTACCTGCACCATCGATGTTAGGTAAAAATCCTTCAACTGATTCGGATTATGGTATTCGTGGATATACTTCATTACCAAATAATAGAAATATAACATGTCGTGAAGAAGTAGGTATAGTAAGTGGGATAATGAAAGCGGCAATTGCACCACTATTAGATGTATTGAAACCAACTAGAAAAGATAATGTAATTGGTAATGCACGACAATATGAAAATCCTGGTTCTACCGTTCCATCTAGTGTTGTATTTAATCCGGCTGATAGAACTAAAACAACAAATAGAGAGATACAAGAATCAAAATTGGATAATAATCATAATAATTTAGAAAGACAACAAGCAAATGCATATTTAGTTAGTGAACAACAATCAATTAATAATAACAGAGACACAACAAATTGTCAATATATTGGTAATTCAGGTGGTAGTGGTATTCAATCAAATACTCGTGTATATGAAGCAGAATATAATCAAAGAAATAATGTAATTAAAACAGATACTATTAATAATAGAACAAATATGGGAAATACCCAAATATTTAATCAAGTAGAAAATATTAAAATAGATAAACGTGATAATGATAGAAATAATAATAGACTATGGGTTCCATCAACTGGTCCAACGGTTCCAACTGCTGTAACATCGATTGATACATATGGACAGGTTAAAATGCCACAATCATACAATTTTAATATAGAAACTGAGAGAAACACATCTGATATATTATCTGCATTTAAAAATAATCCTTATACACATAGTTTGAACAGTTACTATTAGATTATAAACAATAAATTACTTACAATAAATTACTTACAATAAATTACTTACAATAAATTACTTACAATAAATTACTTACAATAAATTACTTACAATAAATTAGTTATATAATTTATTATAATTAGTATTTGAAAACTGATATAAAAATTCTTTAAACTATTAAATAAGTATGGAATTACATAAAGAAACATATGATAAATTATCATATTTTATAAAAATAAATAAAATACCAAATATAATATTTCATGGTTCAAGTGGATGTGGTAAGAAAACTATTTTAAATAATTTTATAAAAATGATATATAATAATAATAAAGAAACAATTAAACAATATGTTTTATATGTTAATTGTGCCCATGGTAAAGGTATTAAATTTATTAGAGAAGAATTAAAATTTTTTGCAAAAACATATATACATAATGGAATATTTAAATCTATTATTTTATTAAATGCTGACAAATTAACAATTGATGGCCAATCTGCATTAAGAAGATGTATTGAATTATTTAGTCATAATACTAGATTTTTTATTATAGTTGAAGATAAATATAAATTATTAAAACCTATATTATCTAGATTTTGTGAAATATATATACCATTACCAATTATCAATAATATATCAACTAATTTGAATAAATATTATATAAATATATCTTCATTATCAGAATTTAATAACGATATTAAAAAAGAAGAATATATAAAAACAATCATAAATTCATTAGTACAAAATAAAAAGAATAAACTAACAAATAATTTAGTTGAATTGTCTAATATTTTATATGAGAAAGGATATTCGGCTTTAGATTTAATGAAACAATTAGAAAATAATTTAAATATTGATAATGAAAAAAAATATTTATTATTAGTTTTTATTAACAAGATTAAAAAAGAATTTAGAAGTGAAAAATTATTAATTTTATTTATATTAACATTTTTAATACGTTCTGATTATAATTTAGAAAATATATCAGTTATTTAATAAAATGGATGATTATTCAATTTCAACATTAACAGAATCAAATAACGAATGGTGTTCTAGGGTAGTACATATATTAACCCCATTAATTATTGATGGTATTAAATCTATATTTGATGAAGCTTGGAAACTTTGTAAAGAAAATAATGAATTAGATAAATATTTAATGACATTTCAAAATTTTATAACACGTGTACCAAAATGGAACTCTAATTTAATACAAGAAGAAACAGCTAGAATATGTGAAAAAAGTAATTGTGGTTATTTAGAAGATTTAATAACGTGTGTACATATTATTAAATTAAAATCACTTACTTGTATTCGGGTTGGTCAAAAACAAAAAAAAATAGATATAAATGTTCCCCCGTTGAATGAATTCATTCATAAAATATATATAAATGTTGCAAGAAAATTATACTCAAATGTTTATTTATTTGAGAGAAATATCCCACCTCTACAAGTTCAAAAAAATAATAGAGAGTTAGAATTAATTGTAAAAGAATGTATTCTACTAACAATTAGGGATAGTATTCCAGTAGAATCTATTTTAAGAACATATATGGATGAAACTCAAGAAACATGCGTAGAAGTTGAAGAAAAAGAAGAAATAGTAGAAAAAGAAATAATTAACGATAATGATGATAAATCAAATAACAATTTGCAATCAAAAAATGTAAATGTATCAAATAATGAATTTAAAGGAGGTGATAATGAAAATAATACATCAAATAATGTTAAATTTAATGAAAGTTTGAATACTGTGAAAGAAATTGATAATATAAGTGATACACTTAATGATTTAATTATTAATACTGAAGAAACAATTAATAATAAAAAACCAATTACTTTAGATTTTACTACAAATAATACTAATAATAACTCATCTGATATAACATCTCAATTGAATAATAAAGTAAAAATATCAGGTGATGATTTATTTGAACCATTAGAATTAGATGAATTAACAAGTGATAATGATGAACATAGTGATGTTGATATTGAATTTGATGAACTATAAGTAAAACTATTTATTCTAAATAAAATTCGTTAAAAATGTATAAAGATTAAAATTATATATTTTAAATAAATGGAAAATATGTTTGTTTTAGCATTAATTATTTCAATCGTTTTTGTAATTGTTAGATTTATTGAAATGAGATTTATCGTAAAAGAAGATAGACCATTAAAAGATTTATTTAAAGAAGGTATACAAGTATATCTAAGTAGTGTATTTGGTTTATATATTGCAACACAATTTGATGTATTAAATATAAGTAATAAAATTCAAAGGGGTGGTACTAATGTTTCTGTATTTGTAGATAATCCTGATTTTTAATAAAATAATTATTTTATACATAAATAAAACATATTAAATAACTATTAAATAAAATTTATTTATTAGTTATTAGATAATATATATAGTAAATCTCATATATACACTAAATTATATATTTACACATATATTGATTGGTATATTTACACATATATTGGTATATTATCAATATTAATAATTGGTTTATCTCTCGGTATAGAACTTCTAGCTATTTTAAATTGAGAGAAATATTTTTTATTTAATTGTTCTTTAGGTATATGATTATGAACAGTTCTAGCAATCATTTTATAAAGTTTAAAATCAGGATATCTCTCATCTCCATTTGATTTATATAAAACATTTTTATTTTTATCATCACTACACCATTCTTTAATTATTTTAATTAATTCTTTATCTTTTATATCATCATTATCAATTATAAAATCATATAATGAACATGCTAATCTACATAAATCAAAACTATAATTAGGTTCAACTGACGGTTTATTAGAATTAAAATATGGTTCAAAATTATATTGTGTTGATGCATCACCTGATAAGCTAAAACTATCACTACATATTATTTCCCCATTATATTTATATATAGCTCTTCCAAAATCAATTATTTTAAAAATTTTACCATATGTAGGAACCTGATAATATTTAGAATCATATTTATAATATAAATATTTTTTATTGGTTTCTATAAACATTATATTATTAGTATGTAAATCATTATGTGTAAAATTAAATATTTTTTGATATGTAATAAGAGACATTATTACTTGCATTAACATAGATGCCCATTCTTTATCATCTATTAATTTTTCTACTATTAAATTATCTAATGTATTTTTACATTTTTCCAATAATATTATTTCAACAGGAAAATTAAATATTGTTACGTCAACATTTTCGTTTGATGAAACAGTTGAATATGAATGTTCGCTTGATTCAGAACCATAATTTGATGAGTTATCATCATCATCTAAATCCATTTTATCCAAATCTAACATATCATCGCTATTAGTATTTGATGTTCTAGATGAACAAGACGTTGACCCCGAATTACTTCCTGAATGTGAATTAGATTTATTTACTTTTAAACGTTTTGAATTAATATCTTTATTTTCTTGATCATCTATATCATCTATATTAATAACTTCTAGGTCATTCAATAATTCCAAACTATTATTTTCATAACTATATGTGTCGTCTACTAATAATTCTTGTATATCATCTCCTATTTCAGAATATTCTAGAATATTAGCATTCATAGAAATATTTTTTATATTGAGTCTTTTTTTATTGTTTCTACTATCAAAATTTAAAATTTCTTTATGATATTCATTATTTAATTTGAATAAATTATCATTATTTTTATTAAAAAAATCAGAATTAAATATATATTCTATTTCATCTTCTATATTAACTATAAAATCGCGCTTAAAACATAAATAAGAACCATAAAAATCAATACCATTTAAAAAACCATTATGATTTAATAAATTACTAGTTAAATATGAAAAAAACCCATCTACATATGCTGAATTATTACTATCAATTATTTTTGTATTAACATCAACATTATTTATATCCAAATATGACGGTAATTTAAATATTGAATTATTTGAAATATCATATTTACCAATCATATATTTAAATGGATCTAGTAAAGGACTATATTTTACAAATATTTCCTTTTTCGGTTGATTTATTATATTACCACAACAATCTTTAAAATAAGATACAAATGTATTCGATACATCAGAAACATCTGTTATTTTACAAATACTATATTTATTATTTAAGTTTATACTATTGTAATTTGTTTCATTTAATTTAAAATACTTATTGTATAATGGAATGTAGTTCTGAATATTATAAACATTTAAATATTTTTCTAAATTATTAAAAAGTCTATCATTTACATTTTTTTGATAATCAATTTTAAACATTATTTTAGATTATAATTTTATTTAAATTAAATATTAATATTATGACATTTAAACTTATTATAAAATTAGTATAAAAATATAAACATATATAATAAATACGTTATATAAGTAATTATTATATTCTAAATCATTATTAAATGTCATTAGAATTAAAAAAATTTGATATGAGACATATCAGTTTCAAACCAGATGAAAATAAAGGACCAGTTATTGTATTAATCGGTCGGCGTGATACAGGTAAAAGTTACTTAGTTAGAGATTTATTATATCATCATCAAGATATACCAATCGGTACTGTAATATCAGGTACAGAAGCAGGTAATGGATTTTATAGTGATCATGTTCCTAAATTATTTATACACGATGAATATAATACTGCAATTATTGAAAATATACTTAAACGACAAAAAATTGTATTAAAACAAATTAAAAAGGATATCATTAACTATAAAAAAACTAATATTGATCCAAGAGCATTTGTTATATTAGATGATTGTTTATATGATAATACATGGGCTAAAGATAAAATGATGAGATTGCTATTTATGAACGGAAGACATTGGAAAGTTATGCTTATAATTACTATGCAATATCCACTTGGTATTCCTCCAAATTTAAGAACAAATATAGATTATGTATTTATTTTGAGAGAACCGTATATTGCTAATAGAAAAAGAATATTCGAAAATTATGCAGGTATGTTTCCTACACCTGAAAGTTTTTTTCAAGTTATGGATCAATGTACTGAAAATTATGAATGTTTAGTAATTAATAATAATGCAAAATCAAATAAATTACAAGACCAAATCTTTTGGTATAAAGCACAAAGCCATCCTGATTTTAAATTAGGTTCTAAAGAATTTTGGGAATTATCTAAAGATTTAGATTCTGATGAAGATGAAACATATGACCCAGGCAGTGTTAAGAAAAGAGGAAGTGGACCAAAAATAAATGTTAAGAAAAAAGTATGGTAATATAATAATTTTAAGATACTTCAGGATCATCTACATCATTTAGCATTCCGCTTTCATTTAATAATTCGCAATTTAAACAATTAACATTTTGTGGTAGTGTATTTAAAACTAAATTTGGATTATTACTAATAAATAATACAGATAAACAACCTGGTAATTCCGGTAAAGATGTTAAATTATTATTTCTACAATCTAATTTTTTTAAATTTGTAAATTGTAATAAACTAGGTATATGAGTTAAATTTTTATTTGATATATTTATTACTTGTGTATCAAGTGGTAGAGAGAAAATATAAAGATCAATATCAAAATCCATTAATATTTATTATAATAAATACAAGTATAATAATTATAATTATAATAAATATAATTATAATAAATAAAATTATCTTATTTGAAAATCACTAGGTCTGTAATCCATAATATAATCAGGTGTTAATTGTTTTATTTGTAAATTAAAATTAAAAGGCATATTTTTAAAATCTACTAAACGACCATCATGATATCTAAACTTAAATTTTAATTTAGATACCTTTTCTAATACAGGAATATTATATCCACAATTTTTTAAATACATATTAGTTGTATCTATACTATAATTTCCTGAATTTGAAGATATATAAATTTTAATAAATGCTGAATTTACTTTTCCACAAAAATCATTTTTTTTAGTACTTGTTGTGTTAACGGAATATGGTTCTATTTCGTCTAAATAATTCATTTTTTCAATTTCCATATACATAACCGTATCAAATATATTTTTAAAATTATATGGTGCTTTAATATAATAAGAAGGAAATGTTGTTGTAGATGCTGGTAACCAAATACTATTAGAAGTATCTGATTGATAATAAAATATTATGCCTGCATCTCCATTAGATGCTAATTGACCTATAGATGTATATTGTTTTTTATCAAACCCTAAATTATAAGGTAATCCCCAATTTGAATAATTATTAAAAATAATTGGTTGATTACATTTTGTTATATAATTAAGTTGTCTATCAAATAAAAAAACAAATTCGGCAAATTGATTTCCAAAATATAATGTATTACCAACATAATCATAATATACTTTAAAATCTGTATATATAGGAGTTGTATTACTGCTTTGTGTTGACATAAAAGTATTTACAACACTATTCATTCTATTTTGTATTTCATTTATTATATCTTGTCCTGAATAATTACCATCTTGTATTTGTATTTCAAAAATATAATTAGGATCATAATAAGGGAAAAAACTAGATAAAGAATCTATATTAATTATTTTAAATGCCATTTTTGTATTTTGATATTCATTAGAAAAAACATCGTGTGTTGATGGAAATTGACAACTAACTAATTCTACAACTTCAACATTTTCATATGTTTGTGGACACTGAATTGAAAATTCGTTTGAATTAGGCCATTTATTAATATCTCTATCCTCAGAATGAATAGATAATATTTTTGAATCATTACGATATTTATTATTACTTGGTATAATTACTCTATTATTATTTGTATTATTTGTATTATTTGTATTAGTATTTGAAAAAATATTATTTTTATTCATATTATATTATAATTATTTAATTTATATTATATTATTTCTAATATTTATAATGGGGTATAGCATTCCAAAAAAATATTTACCAAAAAATATATCAAATAAAGACAAAAAAATTCTTAAAAATGAATTAAAACGTTCAAGAAAATTATATAAGTTAAAGAAGTATTATTCAAGAAAACCAATTAAAAGTTATAAAAATAAACATTCAAAACATCTCGACAATTTATTAAAAATATATAGGCTAAATAATGTTAATATAAATAATAATCTTTCTAAAAAAACAGGTTGTTCCATTAATTCTTTAAAACAAATTGAGAGAAAGGGGATGGGTGCGTATTATTCATCGGGTTCTAGGCCAAATCAAACAGCAAAGTCGTGGGGGTTAGCAAGATTAGCAAGTTCTGTTACTGGTGGTAAATCATCTTTAATTGATTATACTATATTATTAAAAGGATGTAATAAAAATAGTAAAGCATTAAAATTAGCTACTAAAAATAGAAAAAAATGGAAATCCAGTTATAATTTAACAAAAAGAAATAAAACTTTTATTGGAGGTGAAGGAAATAAATTAAAAGAAAAAATTATAAAATTTAAAAGAAGTACAAATCCTGATAAAAAATATATGGCATTTGTTAAAAATTTAAATAATCATAAAATAAGAATATTACATTTTGGTGCATCTGATTATCAACAATATAAAGATAGAACACCTTTAAAAATATTTACTCATAAAAATCATAGTGACAAAAAAAGACAAATGAATTATTATAGCAGACATAGTAATGGTATTAAAAATAGAAAAAAAGCTATTAATTATGAAATAAATAAATCAAATGGTTATTATACACCAAAAATTTTAAGCCATATATATTTATGGTAAAATAATGTAAAAAACATATATAAAATATGATAATTTGCAATAAATATAATTAGACTTTATAATTATATTTATAAATTTAATAATTATTATTTAATTATTATTATTTAATTATTATTTTTTTCTTCAGGATGTCCACCATCATCACTTGTTTCACTCATATGTGTACCCAAATTCAATCTACTAAGACCACTGTCATGAGTTCTAGAAGTAATAACATTTTCATTTTCAAATAGTTCTTTTCTAATATCAGCTGATGTTAAATTATCAGACGATCCCAATACAATATTTTCTTCAATAGTACTAGTATTTTTAACTCCAACTAGGTCACCTTCTTCATTAATGGTTTGTGTTAATTTATTTCCGCTTTCAAGAGCTCTGCGTTTATTTTCTTCCATTGCTTTAATTTTAGAATCTTTAACGCGCTTATCGAATTCTTGTTTAGCTTTATCTTCATTATTTTTCTTTTCATGCATCAATTGATTTAGCTCATCTTCGATATATTCAACACGTCCTGTTTTATATGCTTCAGGATGAAATGGCATCCATACTCCAACAGGACCTACATAAACATCATGATTTGGATCCATTTCTCTCAATAATTTGCATCTAAGTTCTGCTTCTTGTTGAGTTGGGAATGAACCTCTTACCTTAATACCTCTAGTAGATGTTTGAAATTCATATGTTTCATTAAATTGTTTTTCTAATTTTTCTTCATTACTATCCAAATAATTTTTATAATCATCTAACATATCATTTTTACTAAGTGTTTCTCTATCTTCATTAACAAATGATTGTAAATCAGTATTAATATCATTAATATCAACGCCATATTTATATGAAATAAAATTCAAAAATTGTGTAAATTTTTCAAGTGATTTAGACAAATCCCATGTTTTAATAAATTCTTGAAAATAATATTGTTCACGTTGTTTAATAATATGTTCAGGTGAAACAAAAGATATACAACAATATTTTTGTCCAGCTATAGATTTATCTTCATCCAACAAATCAACATATTTAGGATTTTCAGAACCATCTAAATTTAATTTATATTCTACACCGGTTGGGCGATTATCTTTAGAATCTTTAGAATTTGAATTATTCAATTTAGACATAATAGACATTATTATTTAATATAAAATATATTCTTTATATAATTTTAAGTATTTAACTATTTTAATCTATTTAAAAAAGATAATATATTTTTTTCTTAATTATTATTATAATAAAATGAGTGTTGGAGATTTCCTTGATTTATCTGAATTACTAAAACGTGTAGTTAAATATTTAGTAGAAGGTTTGATGGTTGCTATTGCTGCCTTCGCAATTCCTAAACGCAACTTATCTATGGATGAGATTGCTTTGATTGCATTAACTGCTGCCGCTACTTTCTCCATTCTTGATACATATCTACCTTCTATGGCAGTTTCTGCTCGTGGTGGTGCTGGTTTCGGTATTGGTGCTAACCTTGTTGGTTTCCCTCGTTAAATAACTATAAAATATCATAAATAAAATTTTAAATTTTAATATTAATATTTAATATTTATACATAATTTTAACTATATTTGTAAGTATATTTATATAATAATTATTAGTATAATACTAAATACACTATTATTTAGTATTAACCATTTAAACACTTGGAATAAATTCCCAATCTAATTCTTCACATATATTTTTCCATATTTCATCTTGTTCAATCATTTTTTCTTTATCTTTTAGCAATTGAAAATATGGTAAAAATGAATCTTGTCCTAATAATTCGCACAACTTGTATATAGTATAATAATAATTCAAAAAATTAACTCTATCATTCGGGCAATATTTTGCATATGGTCCTTGAATATCCATAAATAAATTACATAATGTTTCTTCTAATTCAGGCGACATTACTGGTGGTTTAATACCTAATTTATCTTTTATAAATGGTATATGTTCATAATATTTATTATATCCTAATTTTTTTAATATTTCTTTCATTTTTTTATTAGTTACTTGTTTAATATTAATTCTTTCTTTTTTAATTTGTAATTTTATATCATCAATAACTTCTGGATTTATTTGAGTTGTTTCTTTTGCTTGAAATTGTGCTAATATTTCTCTAAAATGATTAATTCTTTTATATGCATAAAAACAAACTTCTTTAGGTGGTTCTTTATATGATGGTTTTTCATTTTCTACCAAATATTTTACGTTTTTACCACAATTTTTACAAACCATGATACCTTCGTGCTCTATTGGAACCAATTCCCCATTATAACAATATTGACAAACATCTTTTGCTAATACATATTTATTTATATCAAAATAACTATCATCTATATTATTTAAATACTTTTGAACAGTTGTATTTATAATTTCATTTACATTATTATCATTTTTTTCAGTTTTAACATTAAAAAAACTATCTAATTTTCTTATTTTATTTTTACCATCTTCTATTTCTTTTTTATTTTCAAAATAATCAAAAATATATTTAGAATTATCTAGTAGATAATCTTTTTTTTTATTTTTAATATCTTTAATACTTCTTGTAATATTATCAATTTCATCTTTTAATTCTAAAATTTTATCAACCGATTTTTCATTTTTTAAAAATATTTTTAATTTATCTCTCTCTTCTTTTAATTTAGGAATAATTAATTCATCATTATCAAAATTTGTCAATAATTCATTATGTTTATTATCAATTGTAATTGTGCAATTATTTATTAATATTTTTTTTGTATTTTTTGATTTAAAGATTGTCATAATATTTACTTTTAATTTACTTTTAATTTATAATATATTTTTAATATTAAATTTAATTTATGTATAAATTTTTTTTATACTTTCTCATATTCATTTAAAAAATAAATATGAATAATGAAATTATTGATGAAAAAATATATTTTAATTTAGAAAATAATGATTTGAAAATTAATAATGTTAATTTACAAAAAATGACATTTATTTATAATGCTTTAGAAAACGGTTGGGAAATTAAAAAAAAAAATAATAAATATAGTTTTAGTAAAAAACACGAAGGAAAAAAAGAATACATAAATGATAATTATTTAAAACGATTTATACAGCAAAATTTAGATATAACAAAACACGATTTGTTTGTTGAAAATAATAATTAATATAATAATTAATTAATTAATTTAGGTTTTTTAAAAAAAAAATTTTCTTTAGCAATATTATATAAAATGGGTGGTGGATTAATGCAACTTGTCGCTTATGGTGCCCAAGATGTCTATCTTACGGGTAATCCTCAAATTACATTCTGGAAGGTGACCTATCGTCGTCATACTAACTTTGCTATGGAATCTATTGAACAAACATTCAATGGTCAAGCCGATTTCGGTCGCCGTGTAACTTGCACTATCAGCCGTAATGGTGATCTTGCTTATCGCACATACTTACAAGTAACTTTACCTGAAATTAATCAGGGGCTTAAGAACACTTCTGGTGATGTCTATGCCCGTTGGTTGGACTACCCAGGTGAACATCTTCTTTCTCAAGTTGAAGTTGAAATTGGTGGTCAACGTATTGATCGCCAATATGGTGACTGGATGCACATTTGGATGGATTTGACCGGTTCTGAAGAACAAATGAAGGGTTACAAGGCTATGGTTGGTCAAACAACCGCTTTGACTTTCATTACTGACCCATCTTTCGCTAATATTGATGGTCCTTGTGATAGCAGCGCTCCCCGCCAAGTATGTGCTCCTCGTAATGCCCTCCCAGAAACCACTTTGTATGTTCCCTTACAATTTTGGTTCTGCCGCAATCCTGGTCTTGCTCTTCCTTTGATTGCTCTTCAATACCACGAAGTCAAGATTAACATCGATTTACGCCCTATCGATGAAATGTTGTGGGCTGTATCATCTCTTCTAACTGGTAATGCTAACAGAAAGGTAACCCAAGCTTACAATCAATCTTTGGTTGCTGCTTCCCTATATGTTGATTACATTTTCCTTGATACTGATGAACGCCGTCGTATGGCTCAAAACCCTCACGAATATTTGATTGAACAACTTCAATTCACCGGTGATGAATCTGTTGGTTCTTCTTCTAACAAGATTAAACTCAACTTCAATCACCCTTGCAAGGAATTGGTATGGGTTGTCCAATCCGATGAACACGTTGACTATTGCTCTTCTCTTGAATCTGGTCAACTCCTCTTCAAGACACTTGGCGCTCAACCTTTCAACTATACCGACGCGGTTGATGCTCTACCCAACGCTATCCATGCTTTCGGTGGTCCTAAGGCTGTTGCTGGTACAGCAACCTCTTATATTGATGGCTCGGGCTTATTCCAAGATGCTGGTGCCACTAACGTTACTAATGCAGCAAACTCATGGTGGAATGCAACTGGTGCAGGTGCTTATGATGCAGTCAATCTTGATGGAGTTGGTTCCGTATCTGGTGTTTTATCCGCTGTATCTGATGCTGGTACGTTTGTCCTTGCTGAAACCTCTCTTGATCTCCACTGCTGGGGTCAAAACCCCGTTGTTACTGCTAAACTTCAACTCAACGGCCAAGACCGTTTCTCTGAACGTGAAGGAAGCTACTTCGATGTTGTACAACCTTGGCAACATCACACTCACTCACCATCTACTGGTGTAAATGTTTATTCTTTTGCTTTGAGGCCCGAGGAACATCAACCGAGTGGGTCGTGCAACTTCTCCCGTATTGATAACGCCACCCTACAATTGGTATTGTCAAATGCTACTGTTGAAGGTACTAAGACTGCTAAGGTACGTGTCTACGCAGTAAATTATAATGTACTAAGAATTATGTCGGGAATGGGGGGGTTAGCTTACTCAAATTAAGTAATCTGAAATATAATATTTCAATTCAAACCAACTTAAAGATATTCATATTATACTATATATAATATGAATTATAATCTTAAATACGACTTTGACCCTATAAATAACTGTGGTTTAATTCATTTTAATGATAAAAATGTAATGATGGATTTTAGTGATTTATTTTCTATAATCAATTTTGAAAAAAATTTTATTTATTATGATGAAGAAAAATTGTATCCATATTATTTACGCCATAATAAAAAAATTTCTTATTTAGATCATATATTTAAATATGATGATACAAATATAAAATATGTATTTAAAAATAATAATCAATTTGATCTAAGACGTGAAAATATTAATATTTATCACGAATATCATGATAAAATTATAAGTGAATATAATGTTATTGATTATAATCTTGGACATTATACAGAAATAGGAAAAGATGCTTATATAGTTAAAAATCCATTATGGTTTGTAAATGATGATAATAAAAATTATATATTAATGTATTGTGAAAAAAATACAATTGTTAAAATATGCAAAAAATCACTATATAAAATAATAGAATATGAAAAGGAACATAATAAAAATAAAAAAATAACTTTTTTTAAAATGTCTAATGGATACATAGGTAGTTCGACTAATTTATTTATTCATCAAATTATTACAGGTTGTTATGGAAATGGACAAGGAACAAAAAATATTAGTGTAGATCATATTGATAGAGACCCATTAAATAATTGTTGGGATAATTTAAAAATCGCTACACGAGAAGAACAAGAAAAAAATTGTAAAGGAATTATGGATGGAACAAAACGTGCAAGAAAATCAAACGCTAAGCCTTTGCCAGATGGTATAACGCAAGATATGATGAGAAAATATGTTGTTTATTATGAAGATTATGCTGATAAAGAGAAAAAAAGATTACGTCAATATTTTAAAATTGAAAAACATCCAAAATTAAATAAAATATTTATTGGAAATAAATCAAATAAAATTTCAATATTAGAAAAATTGAATCAAATTAATAAAATAGTTGATGATTTAGAAAAAGACATATATCCATCAATTAATAATAATAATGAAACCATACAATTACCAAAATATTATTCTTTAATAATTACTAGAGAGAAACCACATTTAGTATTTGAAAAAAGAGTAGATAGTAAAAGATTAAATGTAAGAATGATTTTACCTAATGATTATGATTTAAATGAACAATTAACAATAATAAAACAAAAAATTAAAGATAAATATGGTGATATTGATGTATAAATGTATGTAGATATTGTAAATGTTATTGAAATAAAGAAATATCACTATATAAATTTATAATAATATGACTATAGACATTGTAAATTTAATTGAGTGCAACCCTATTACTAAATTAAATGGTATTTATCACTCTAAATTGATTGAAAAGATAAAAAATAATTTTACAAATTATGAACAACAACTTTTTTTATCAAGTTTTTATTGTTATTTAAATTATAATCCTAAAAATGATTTTGTTATTGATCTAGATAATATATGGAAATGGCTTGGATTTAGTCAGAAAGTTAATGCAAAAATGTTACTTGAAAAACAATTTCAAATTAATAAAGATTATAAAAAATCATCGCTTTTGTTGCAACAAAAGCAAATAAATACAAAAGGAGGTCACAATAAAGAAATAATTATGTTAAATGTTGATACTTTTAAAAAATTTTGTTTAAAATCTGGAACAAAAAAAGCAGATGAAATACACGATTATTTTATTAAATTAGAAAATATTTTATTTGAGATTACAAAAGAAGAATGCGATGAATTAAAACAACAAATGCAAAAATTAGAAGAAACAAAAAATAATGAATTACAACAACTAGAATATATAAAAAATAAAGAAATGGAAGAAAAAATAAATGAACAAAAATATATAGAAAGAGAGAAAATATTACTTGATAAATTTGCAAAAATTGGTTCAATTATATATATAATAAAAGTTAAAACATTAGAAAATGGAGAATATATTATTAAAATTGGTGAAAGTCGTAGAGGAATATTGAATAGATACAATGAACATAAATTAAATTATCCAGAATGTTTATTACTTGATTGTTTTTCAGTTGAAAATAGTAAAGATTTTGAAAGTTTCATCCATAATCATGATAATATTAGATTAAATAAAGTAAATAATTTGAAAGGACATGAGACAGAATTAGAATTATTTTTAATTGGAAAAAATCTTTCTTATCAAATTCTTTTAAATCTTATAAATCAAAATATTAAATATTTCAATAATAGTACAAATAAATTAGAACTTGAAAATAAACAATTGAAAATGATGATTGAAATGAATAAAACAAATAATGATAATGTCATATTAAATGAATTAGTTAAAAGTGTAAATCTTCTTACATCTAGAATTGATGAACTTGAAAAAACAAATAAAGAACTTCTTGAAAAAATGACTTCATCCGAAATCAAAACAACAACTGGTTTTAATGAACCACTACCTACATTGGGTCCACGACTACAAAAAATAAATCCAGAAACATTACAACTAGTTAAAGTTTATGAAACTGTCACAGAAGCAATAAAAGAAAATTCTAATATTAAAAGAAGTAGTATTAATAAATCAATTATAGAAAATACAATTTATTGTGGATTTCGTTGGTTATTGGTTGATAGAGAACTAGACCCTAATTTTATTCATCATAAGATTGAACCAACAAAAAAAACAAAAGTTCAAAATTTGGGGTATATTGCAAAATTAAATTCTAATAAATCAGAAATATTAAATGTTTATTTAGATAGAAAAAGTGCTGCAAAATTAAATGGTTATCAATCTGATTCAGCATTAGATAATCCAGTTAAAAATAATACAATTACAAAAGAAAATTATTATATATTATATCATGAATGCGATGATAACTTAATAAAAGATTTTGAAGAAAAATATGGTTATCCATGTTTATATAAACAAGGTATAGGACAATATAATTTAAATAATATTTTAATTCGTGAATTTCCTTGTAAATATGATTGTATTAAAGGATTATCAATGAGTGATAAAACATTAAAAAAGTCTTTAGAACAAAATAAATCATATAATGGATATATTTTCAAAGAATTGCATATGAACCTAAAAATGATATAAAAATAAATTTATAATAAATTATTTAATTTTATATTATATGTATAATATTTTAAACATAATATCATTTATAATTATACTTTATTGGATATATAGTAATTATTATTATATTTTAGAATATTTTATAAATAAATCATTTTATTATTCAAATATAAAATTAGACAGGAGCAATAATAAAAATTTATTACTTCTCTCTAATTCAAGTATAGACATTTTAGGAAATAGAAATCATTTAGAACATGCTTCCTCACTAATTAAAACTTTTATAGAAAATAATAAAATAAAAGAAATATTATTCATAACATATGCATATCCAAATATTAGAGATAATAAAAATACAAAAAATGCTGATATTTTTTACATAAATAATGTAAAACCATTTTTTAATAAATTTGGTGTTAATAGTAAATTATTAAATACTAATTCTTCACCATCAAATCAACAAAATGAAATAAGAAATGCAAAAGCTATATATATGTCAGGTGGTAATACATTTATGTTGACATATAATTTACATAAAAATGGGGTAATACCAATATTAAGAGAGAAAATATTAAATGGTTTACCATATATAGGAGTTAGTGCAGGAACAAATATAATTTCACCGACTATGCAAACATCAAATGATATGCCTGTTGTTTGTTTAACTAGTTGTGAAACTTTAAATATTATACCATTTCAAATAAATGTACATTATAATACATTTAAAGAAGGTAAAGGTTTCACCGGAGAAACACGCGATAAAAGAATACAAGAATATTTAGAATATAATACAAAACAACATAAAAATGAAAACCTGCAAAATTATGTTTTAGGATTAAAAGAGGGTACAGGAATACATATTAGTGGTAATAAAATAGAATTAGTTGGATTTAAAACTAGACCAGCTAGTTTATTTACTATAAATAATAATGAAATAATAGAAAAAAATATCTCTATTGGTGATCGTATAGATTATTTATTGAATAATAATATTGAATAATATTCATACTTATTTAATAGTTAAATATTAACAGCTTCTACATATTGGGCACGTTGTACCAAGTCTACATTTCCAATTTAAATAACATTTTTTACATAATTTATGATAACATACATAAAATTTATATAAAATATTTTTCTCATAACAAACCGGACATTCATTATTATGATCTATATTCATGTATAAATGTTGTTTTTCAGCATTTGTCCTTACATAATATGAATTATTATTATTCAATATATCTCTTGATTCTATTTGATTTATATCAAAATCATTATATAACAAATAGTCTTTTATTTCTAATCCATATTCTATATCGTGTGATAATGGTATAATTTCAAAATCATAATTTAAACCAAAATCTTTTGAAATTCTATTGTATATTTTATCAATAAATGTATAAAATGTTAAATTATTCATAATAGCATATTCATAAATTTTTTCTCCACTTATACTTTTAAAGTAAATATTTGGAGTATAAGTATTGAGATTATTTGTATAATTAATATTATATTCATCAATAGTTATTATTTCGTTTGATTGATTCTCGGACATTTATATTAAGTTATTTGTCAATTATATTATTTATAATATTAAACTTCAATTTTATAAATAATATTTAATAAAAAAATTATTCATCTTCATCTTTACACCATACTTGTTTTTTTGCTTTCATAAAACTATTATTTACATATAATGGGTTCAACATTCTTGTAAAAAATAATAATATTAATAAAGAAAAATATATACTACCATATTTGATGTCAATATAATAAATAATAATTCCAATTACTAATAATACTATAAATATATATTGTACAGTATTAAAGACATTTTCAATTAATTCTTTAGTTTCCATTCCAGTATTAAAATCGTCGTGTAAAAATTGATAAAATACTAATCCTTCTTTTCCGACTGGTTCAAAATAATATTCTCTAAATGGTTTTGTCCCTTTATTTTTTAATATATATTCTACTATGTGATGTGGTAATAAATATAATATTGATTTTGTTGTATAACACTTGAATGAATAAAATGGTTTAAATATCATTTTATCTTTTATATTATAATCCCACTGTTCATCATCTATTATATTATTTATATTTTTAATTAAATATTCATTATCTGTGCTTAAAATATAAGCACCTCCTCTAGCTAAACGTAATCCTACTTCGATAATAATATTCTCTCTATATTGAACGTTTAACATACCAGTATATCCTGACATATTTTTTTGTACCCATTCATTTATATATGTAGGTGGTTTATTATCAGGAGATATATATTTCCATACATCACTAAACCCATTTTGAGCATCTGAATATTTATATGTTATTTGATGCATAATATTACCATTTAACATTATAAAATCTGTCATATTTTCAGTATTATCTATAAATTCAGACCACATCATATCTTTCATATTTATATAAAGTAGTAATTCATCTTTGTTCTTAATTTTAAAGCAATTTTTAGATGATGCACTTTTATGACCCCATCTTGGTTTAATAAAAATAGGGTAATCTATATTATTTATATGTGGTTTTAATGTTTCTAATTTGCCACATTGTATTCCTTGTGATTGTGCTATATATAATTTATCATAAACCCAATTATATTTTGGATATTTTTTATGTGCTTCAATATCAAAATATGGCATTTTTGATGAGAAATGATATTTAAAAGGGTCTATATATGGGTTTGTATAATTCATTTTTTTGCACCAATCTATATCATATTTTAATGTTTTACTAGATAATTCAAATAAATAATTCATTACTTATAATAATTATATAAATTAATACCTATATAAAATACTATAAAAAATAATTATAAAATTAAATATCTATATCAAAATATATTATGTATATTTTTTATATATTCTAATTAAATAATTTTTATCAATATGTGGTTGATTTATAATAATATCATCAATTGATATATATTTTTCTTCAACAGTAGATGCATATTTCTCACTTAATAAATATTCTACACAAAAGTCAGGCGTTAAATATTGAGTATATAAAATATTATATAAATTTAAATTACTATTATTTTTAATTTCTCTTTCTAATTGTTTAATTGAATATTTATTAGTAAATAAATCTGCATTTGTAACCATTTATAGTAATTTTCTTTTAGTATTTATCTTTTAGTATTTATCTTTTAAATATTTATAAACAAGTATTTCAATTTTATTACAAATATAATTATAATGTTAATTTAATATATATTATTTAATATATATTATTTAATGTCAATACAAAAATTTTTACACTTTGGATGTTGGAATAAAGGAGGTTGCGATTTAACTTCTATTAATAATAAAACAAGTCTAAGTGATGTTATGATAAAAGTAAATCAATTTGCTGAAATCCCCGAAACAAAACCTGATTTTATATTAGTTGCTGGAGATAATTATTATCCTAAAAAAAAGAAAGATAAAAGAGGTAAAATAAAAAAAATGAATTTTCAAGAATTATTATCTGGCTTTGAATGTCTTCCTAAAAATATAGAATGTAATGTTATTTTAGGTAATCATGATCTAGAAACGGATGTTTATGTTGGAAATGAAGAAACTCCAAATAAATGTAATATTATTAATAGTGAAATTAATATATCAAATAAAAATGATAATATTAATTTAAAATTATTTAATTTTAAAAGAATTGGAAATGGCACGTTAATTTTAATGATAGATTCTACTATGTATGATCCCAAATCTAATTTATTTTTACCCTGTTATAAAAAAATACTAAAAAATACACTTTATGATACTAATGATATTGATGAATCAACACAAACTTATATAAATAATTTAACTATGAATAATATTAGAGAAATACAAAAAAATTATATAGAAAATATAATAATTAATAATTTAAATAATTTAAAAAATATTATTATTGTTGCACATCATCCAATCACTTGTTATAAATTAAAAAACTATGAAAATAAATTAGTAGACACACCTGGACATGGTTTAACTGATTTTCTATACAATACAATTTATTTAAATTCAATTAATAGTGGTAATATTAATTATTATTATTTATGTGCTGATTTACATCAATATCAAATCGGTAATATTAAAATAAAACCACAAAGTATTTCTGATAATATGTCTATGATTATAAAACAATATATTGTTGGAACTGGTGGAACTGATTTGGACGAAAACCCTTTTAAATATGATATAACAGAAAGAAATGAAACCATATCATTTACACCAATATTACAGAATACTGATAGTAAACCTCATAATATTACATATATAGTTTCAAAAGAGCAATCAGAAATAGCTAATATAGCCGGTTCAAAATATGGATTTTTAGAATGTCATAATGTAGATGATGAATTACAATTTAGATTTATAGATATAAATGGTGGACAAATTGTAGAGAATGAATATAATAGTTATATGTCTTCGCAACCTACTATTTTAAATAAACCTGTACTTGTTACCGAATCATCTGGTTTATTAACTATTGGTGGTAGAAATAAAAAATATAAAAACAAAAGAATTAAAACAAAAAAAGTAATTAAAATATATAAATTAAAAAAAGGTGCAAATTTAAAAACTAAAAAGAAAAATATTAAACGTAAACATTTTAAAAAATATAACAATAAAACCAAACATATTATAAATAAAAAATATAAAACCAAATATATTAGAGATAAAAAATATAAAACCAAAAAAATATTATATATAAATTAAAATGAATAAAATAGAAACAAAAAATAAAGATAATTATAATATTGATTTATTGAAAGATTGTAAGGATTTATTACTTACATTTAATGTAAATTATTATAATTGTATTATAAATTATAATTTATATGGTAAATCATCTATAAAAACTAATGTAGAACATATAACAAATTGTATAAATAATAAAGAGAATACAGATTCTATTTATAATTTTAGTAGAAAATTCGATGTTCATCCTGATAAAGTACATAATTATTGTAATTTATATAAAGATGTAGTAATGTATACTAAAAATAAATAATTATATATAATAAATATAATACTAATTTACTATTGTTTGAAATAATTTATTCATATTTAAAACTTCTGGTTTATTATCATTATCATTAAATATTTTATAAATTAAGCTGTCGTCTCTAAAACGTATGCTATAATTATATTGAAGTTGACTTCTACCTACTCTGCCCATAGCTTGTATACATTTTTCTTGTGACATATTAGATAAATCTTTACCAATATATCCATGGCAAAATTGATAATTTGTACCATATATATAATCAGTTGATGCAATAATTAAATATAATTTTTGTTCAATAGCTAATTTTTTCATAATTTCCATATATGATGTATTTACTTGATTAGAAAATACACCAATCCCCATCAATAATAAAACTTTCCACATATCATCTATATTGCTAATTTTCATTATTTCTTCTACTGTATTATCTGATATGTTACACATAAATGCATTTTTAATTTTATCATTATTAGACGGGTGAAATCTTTCTATATGTAATTTTGAATTAGGAATATATAATGAATTTAGTGAAACAATTTTAATTGTAGAAATATATTCTTCCATTTTTTGTTCTATTTTTTTTATTTCAGGTGAAGATTTTTCATCACTTGTTTTATATTTAGATTTTTCATCATTATTACTTACATTTAATTTATTTTTTAAATCTTCCAGTTCTTTTTCTAATATATTTATTTTATAATTTATATTATTATTATGAGTGATAGATGTTTTTATATTATCAATTATTTCAGAAGGAATATTCGATGATTGTAAACAAAAGTTAGATATAGTATCTGTATTTTCAACTAAATAAATAGTTGGCCCATCTGTTAAACTATAAGAATCTTGTGTTGTAATATAAATAGAAGAATTCAATAATTTATTTCTTTTTTCAATAAAGTGTGAATATATGGATTCCCATTTATTTTTAGATATTTTTTTTAATAATTTCAAATAATACATTTTAATATTTTGCATATTAATACTCTCAATCGTTGGAAAATTTCTCTCGTGTTCTATAAAATCAATCTCATTTTTAAGAATATCATTTTCATTTATATATAAACAAAAGTTAATACATTCATTTAAATCTATATAACGTAATAATGTTTTATTTTTTTCACAATATTTTGCTATTTCTTTTATTTTATCATAATTATCAGATAAATAATGTGGCATTTCAATAAATCCATCTTTATTTATAATAGGTATAGTCTTTTTGCAGTCATAACTTGTAATACTATGAATTTCTGGTTCAATAAATTGAATATTACCCTTATCATTAACTATCTCTTTTCTAAATTTTTGTTTAAAATCAATTAATACATCGCCTATCTCATCTTGAAATGGTAATGTAGCAGATGATAATACAATATTTGGAATTAAATTTTCAGACCAATTCTTTTGTATTATTTCATGAAGAGGATGTTCATCATAATCCATAGTTATTGTTGGTTCATCCCAATACAATATAATATTTTCTGGTGAATTAAACGCCAACATATAAAGCATAGCTGGTATATATGATTTAATATCACTAATTATTATTTCAACTTTATCACCAATAGTATTATCTACTTTAAATATGTGTCCTGTTTTTTTATTAACAGTATATTCTTTTGCAGCATAATAATGTAATCTAATATCTTCTGCTGCTGAACATCCAAATGCAAATGCAATCTTTTTACCAATAGATATTGCATTTCTAGCCAAAGATAACCCTACATGTCTAGCAGCACAAACAAATATAATTTTATGATTTTCAGATAATCCAAGCGGTGATAATGTTTTACCGGTACCAGTAGGTGCTATATATAAAATTAATTTAGGTGTATTATTTTTAGATAATGTGAATAATTCTTTTTGATGTTGATATAATTCATTATCTGCATATTTTAGAATATTTGGATTTCTCTCTATTAAATCTTTTCCAAGTTTAAATAATTCTTTAATATTTATATCATTCTTTATAAATTCAAAAATTCTATTCAATAATATTATTATACATTCATTAATATTTTTAATCGAATATGTTAATAAGATTTTTAATGTATAATAATGATAAAGCCAATTACCTGATGTATTTTCAGAATTTGTCTTTGAACTAGTTTTTATATTTTGTTTTTGATTATGATTATGTTTTAAATTATATAAGTGTAACATATTTAAACATTCATCAATTAATTTGAATTCAAAAATATCTGTGTTATCCAATAATAAATATTTTTCTGAATTTTTAATACGTATGGTATCACACGTTTTTAACTTTAATCCAGATTTAGATTCATTTAATGTAATTTTATAATCTAAATTTTTTAATAAATTATATTTTTTAATATTATTTATTAGTTTTGGTAGTAAATATGTATCATATATATAAACTGTAATTGCGATTGATTTATTTATTTTTAAATAATCAATAATTGAAATATTTGAATTTTCTTTTATATTAATATTATGAAATCCACGTGTGATTAAATTCAAAATATATTTTTCTTTATCTTTAATTGGAATTTCAATACCATTCCATTCTTCTCTAGTTAGTTTACGTTGTAGTAAATCCATTATATTTTATTTATAATGTGTATTTAATGTAGTTATAATAATATATGTTATAACTTTTATATCATTATATGTAATATATTTATATAACATTTATTAAGTTTTAACATTTATAATAAAATTGAAATCTTTAAAGATATATTAATAAAATAATATATAATCAATCATATACAATCAAAAACTATTATTATAAATGTCAACAAATACATATCTAACGAATACAACAAATAATATTAGATTAGAAAGTGAATCTGAACAAAATGAAGAACAATTTATTATATCTATTGATGGAAATATTGGTTCTGGTAAATCAACTATGGTATATATACTTAAAGAAATGTTTAAAAATAATGAAAGTATCTGCTTTTTACAAGAACCGGTTGATTCATGGAATAATATTAGAGATGAAAATAATGTAACTATATTAGAACGATTTTATGATAATCAGAAAGAATTTGCATTTTCATTCCAAATGATGGCATATATTTCTAGATTATCGATATTAAAAAAAGCGATTAAAAATAAAAAGTATAAATATATAGTAACTGAAAGATGTTTATTTACAGATGCAAATATATTTGCAAAAATGTTATATGATGATGGTAAAATATCTCTTATTGAATATAGTATTTATAAAACTTGGTTTAATGAATTTATTGATGAATTACCTAAACACAAATATATGTATATTAAAACATCACCATTACTTGCATTTGAACGAGTATTATCAAGAAATCGTGAAGGCGAGACAATACCACTAGAATATTTGGAAAAATGCCATAGGTATCATGAAAGTTGGTTATGCAATAATCATAATATTAATGAATCAAATATTATGATTATTGATGGTAGTGTAGATATTAACGAAAATCCTGAAGTAATTTGTGAATGGTATTCTATGATTAAAAAATTTATCCATACTACAAACTAATTATTAAATTATATTATTTGTAAATTATATTATTTGTAAATTTTTATTTTAGTAATTTATTTTTTCATTTTTAGCTATTTTATAAAAAAATTGAAATGGTTTTATGCGATATAAAGAATAATATCTTAATAAATAAACGTAGTATCAGATAATTAATCAAGAAATGGAAGTCTATTATTACCTAGGAACACACGTTGATGGTTGTGATATGGATGGTCCAACTATTGTATATCATTATATTTCAAAAACTCTGTTAAACAACAGAGATATTAAAAGTATTGATAAATGGGGCTATGATTTAGAAATTTGGCCCGGTGATAAATTATATATGAATGCTGTTAAAAAGGAGGTTATTGATTTTAAGGACGACACAGACGCATATGATAATTTTGAATTTTCACAATAAAATTAATTTAACATAAGTTTTATATCAAACAATCTATTAGGTTTATATTTTAATATATCTAAATTTTTTTTAGTTGTTGGAAAATTATCATCACCGTAAATATCTTGAAGTAAAAACCATTCAAATAATCCACCAATATAAATATAAACATTAATAAATCCTAGTGATTTTAATTGTTCATATTTTTTTATTACACTTTGATCACAAGAATTTTTACCATAAATTATTATTTCTTTCGATTTATTAAAAGTTAATAAATCATTTATTATTTCATTTTCTTTACTTGCGTCTAATGTACCATATATAAGAATATCTTGTTCGTTGAATGATAATGTATTTATTATTATATAATTCTTTGAAATTCCATAATTCATATCATCAAAGCCTATTTTTATATTAGTAGATGATTGATTTCCCATATTTATTTATTCAAATACTAATTTTTAATACATTAATATTTTAAAATTAGTATTTTATTTTATTATTTAAATGTTACAGTAATTTCTATATCCTCTTTTTTAATATTTTTAGATGCATATATAGATAATTCTTCTCTCTTCTTTCTTGTTTGATTACTAGAATTATATATTGAAATTTTCCTTTTAGATGTACTATTTCTATTATTCATATCTTTTTCAATTTCAATATAATTATCATTTATATAATTAATTACTTCATTCTCTAATGCCCATTTAAAAAAATTTAATTGGCCAATTGTTGTTTGTATATATGTATTTCCTTTATATGATATATTTATTCTCTCCCATCGACAAAAAGGGTCAAACCTTTTTTTTGAATATGCTTTTAATTTTAATTTATAATCCATATAAACCTTAAATCTTTTATCTGAATTTGATAAAGAATAAACTGTATAATATTTTTTAGCATAATTTGTAGAAAACCAATCAACTATTCGTAGAGAGATACGAGATTCTCCATTTATAATAGAAAGCATTTTATTCAAATTATCATCTTTATTATAAAAATTTGTTAAATTATTCAATAATAAATCATTTTGAGTAGTATACGAAGACATTTTTATTTTTTAAATACTTTAATAAATCTATAAATCTGTGTTTAATACATTTATTTCATTAAAATTATAATAAATTAAATAATTATAATTAATTACTATAATTACAATAAATGAAAATAGCAATATGTTTTTGGGGATTAAATCGGTCGTTAGATTATACATTTGAATCTATTAAAAATAATATTCTTGATATATTAAAAAAATCTAATATAGAGTATGACATATATATTCATACATATAATATTGACAGATTATATAGCAATATTAGAGCAGGTGAAGAATCTTGTAAAATAAGTAATTCAAACCTACATTTATTAAATTCAGATTATACATTAATTGATAATCAAGATGAAATTGATAATATATTAAATTTACAAAAATATAGAAAATATGGTTGTCCATGGAATAGTAATAATTATGAAACATTAAATAACTTAATTCGTTCATTATATTCATTAAACAAAATTACAGAAAAATTATTTTTTGAAATTAATAATAATAATAAAAAATATGATTCTGTTATTTATTCTAGACCAGATGTAATTTATATAAATAAATTTGACATTAATTATTTAAATATGCAAAATAATACTATTAAACTAGTAGATTATGCAAAGTATCCAATTAATGATAGATTTGCTATTTGTACTATAGATACAGCAAAAATATATGGGACTAGATATAACAAAGCATTAAATTATTCAAATAATAAACCATTACATTCTGAAACATTTTTATATGATATTTTAATTAAAAATAATATTAAAATAGAAGAAATACATTTTGTATTTTATAGAGTTAGAACAAATGGGAAAATACATTATGAAAATATTTAATTATAATTTAATTATAATTTATTTATCTTTAATTGTTTACTAAAAAGAAATATATCTTTATCTCTAGTTCTTCTTTGTAAATTACATTTTAAACAAGCTATAATAGTATTATCATTTGAATGATCTTTATCATTATTAATTCTATCTAATGTCCATTGAAATCCATCTCTAACATTTTTATATAATAAAAGAATGTTTACTCTACAATAATAACATTTTAACTTACTTAATACTAACTTTTCAAGAACTTCGTTGAGAGAAATAAAAGTATTTGAATTATATTTATTTTTAGATAAATCCTGACTTTTATAACTATTTATCTTCTTTAATAATTCACTCCTTAATAATTTATTATTATCACAAACATTATTTAGATAAAAATCATTTAATATTGATATTTGTTTTTCATATGAAAAATATATGTCGTCTAAATTCTTTGTTTCATTACGTAATGATTTCCCTCTATTTAATATACTATCTGTTACTCGTTTATTATTAAATACTATTTCTTTATCATTTATATTTCTCTCTACTTTATCATTTTCTTTGTATTTTTCTTCATAAATTTTTATATCATTCTCATCATCATTATTATTATCATTATTATTATCATATTCATCATTATCATATTCATCATTATCATATTCATCATTATCATATTCATCATTATCACATTCATCATTATCATTAAAACTATATATTTTACTTCTCTCATCATTTATCATAATAGATTTGCTAATTTCCATAACCTTTTTAATTTGATCAATTGATTTAGATTTATTATTAAAACGTTTATTTATCTTTTTTTTAGATTCACAACCAATATATAATGTATTGAAATTTTTCATCATAAACTTATAATATAATAATTTGTTATAGTTTAAACATTTATTTTTAATTTATTATTGACATATAATTTAATAATAAGTTAATAATAACTATTAGTATATAAATAATATAATGGTTATTGACAAAATATATAAAAAAGAAATTACTAATATTTTATATGTTTTAATAAAAGATTATATTAATGATGACCCATTAATATTTAATGAACCCGATTATATTAATATTATTTCATCATATATAATAGAATTATTAAGTATTCAATTTGAAGATATATTAAATGTAAATAATGAAGATTACATTGATGAAATAACAAATATAATAAATAATTGTTTTTTATTATATCATAGAAATGAATGTCCTATTCGTTCATATAAAACTACTTTCATAATAAAACCACCAAATATATCTAAAATAACAAAAAAAATAAATTATATAAAATCTAAACCACAACCTGAACAAAAAACAACAGAATGGTATGAAACTAGACATCAATTATTAACAGCTAGTAGTATTTGGAAAGCATTTGGAACAGAATCAGTTAAAAATCAATTAATATATGATAAATGTAATACATTTAATATAGAAAAGTATAATAAAGTATCGATGGATAGTACATTACATTGGGGTCATAAATATGAACCACTATCTGTTAAATTATATGAATCATTTTATAATACAAAAGTTAGTGATTTTGGTTGTATTATACACGATAAATACAAATATTTAGCAGCTTCACCAGATGGTATAAATACCGATATAAATTCAAACAGTTATGGTAGAATGCTTGAAATAAAAAATATTGTAAATAGAGAAATTACAGATGATGTTAAATATGAATATTGGATACAAATGCAAATTCAAATGGAAGTTTGTAATTTAAATGAATGTGATTTTTTAGAAACACGATTTATTGAGTATGAAGATGAAGATTCTTTTAATAATGATGGAACATTTATATATTCAACTAATTTAGAATTAAAAGGAATCATAATGTGTTTTATATGTGATAAAAAACCATATTATGAATATGCACCATTATTTATAACAAAAGAAGAATTTGAAGAATGGGAACTATCAATAATGGAAAAACATGAAAATGACAATAATATTTGGATTAAAAATATATATTGGAAACTAGATGAATTAAACTGTATGTTGGTATTACGAAATAAACTTTGGTTTAGTGCTGCAATTATTAAGATAAAAGATATATGGGATATTATATGTATTGAAAAAAATAATAATTTTCAACATAGAGCACCAAAAAAAAGAAATATTAATAAGGTATTAGTGAATGATATGATAATTAAAAATAATGTAGATAATGAAAATAATAAATCTATTATGAATATTGAATCAAACAATTATGAAATTAAAAATATTAACACTCTTACTGACGGTGAAAGTAAACAAATAAATTTAAATAATGAAGAAAATATAAAAAAATCTAAAAGAAAATTTAGAAAGAATGATAGTTATAATGATATTAATACTAAAAACAAATGTTTTATTAATATAAATACATTATTAATTAGTAATATGGAAATTGAAATAAATAATAATGAATTAGATATTTTTCAAGAAAATGAGTTAGAACAAAAAAATATGGAAATAGATGTAATTATTATAAATTAGTTATATAGATTATAAAGTATTATATATTATGATATAATAAATTTCAAAATATGAAATATAACATATAAACTAAATTAATAAACTAAATTTATTTTATAAACAACGATTTAAACTTTTTATATAATATATATTATGTCTGAAAATAATACTTCAACTTCAAATAATATTTCTTCGCAAATGAATAACACAGAGATGAACGTTATGAAACGTAATGGAGTATTGGAAGAAGTATCATTTGATAAAATATTAAATAGAGTTAAAAAAATTGGAAAAGAATTTAATGTTAATATTAATTATTCATCTCTTGTTATGAAAGTAATTGATCAATTATATGACGGTATTTCAACTAAACAAATAGATGAATTAACGGCTGAACAGTGTGCATCTATGTGTACTCTTCATCCAGATTATGGTATATTGGCAAGTGTTATAATTGTTTCTAATCATCAAAAAAATACAGAAGAATCATTTTCAGAAGTTATGAAAAAATTATACGATTTTAAAGATATTCATGGTGTTAATTCGCCACTTATATCAAATGACCTATATAATGTATCTAAAAAATATAAATTAGAATTGCAAGATATTATTGATTTTAAACGTGATTATATGATTGATTATTTTGGTTTTAAAACACTAGAAAGAGCTTATTTAATGAGATTAAATCGTATTATTGTAGAACGCCCTCAACATATGTGGCTAAGAGTTGCAATTGGTATTCACATCGATGATATTGAAAATGTTAAAATAACATATGATTTAATGTCTAATAAATATTTTACACACGCAACCCCAACACTTTTTAATGCAGGCACACCTAGACCACAATTAAGCTCTTGTTATTTATTATCGATGGAAAGTGATAGTATTGATGGAATATATGATACACTTAAAGATTGTGCAAAAATTTCAAAATGGGCAGGTGGTATTGGCCTTAATATTCATAATATAAGAGGAACCGGTACACATATTCGAGGTACAAATGGTACTAGTAATGGTATTGTTCCTATGTTAAGAGTATTTAATATGACAGCAAGATACGTTGACCAATGTGTTACACCAGAAACTATTATTTATACTACAAAAGGACCTATTGAAATCCAAAATTGTGAACTTGGCGAAACCCAAATTTATAATTTAAACGGAGAAGTAGAAACAATTGAGAATGTTCTAGAACATCCGTACGATGGAGATATATTAAGCATTAAATCATCCAACGCGATTGATGAACTTAAAATTACACCGGAACATCCTGTATATGCACTTCAAAATCAGCCAAACGGACTAAATTATGACGTTATTAAAAATAGATTATCTAAAAAAATGTGTCAACTTGAATGGGTAGAAGCAAAAGAATTAACTAAAGATGATCTACTAGTTTATAAAATACCTACTTATTCTGTAGATTTACAAAATATTACATCAGAAGATTGTTATATGTATGGTGTGATTTTGGGGAATGGTTATATGCAAAATAATATTAATTATGGATATATTAGTCTACTATCAACAACTAAATCACATATTATTGATTTTTCTAAACAATATTTTGAAAACAAATGTATCAAGTATCGCATAGAACAAGTGAGTGAAAATAATATTAAAATGTATTGGAACAAATCTATTTCGATGCCATTTAGAAATAGTGATATTTATGATATGAATAATAATAAACATGTACACCATAAGTGGTTAAATTTACCTATTGAGAAATCAAAATATATTTTAAAAGGATTGATAGATACAGATGGATATAATAATAAAGAACTTGTATTTGATAATACATCAAGAAATTTAATAGAATCTGTAAGATTTATCTGTATGAAAATGGGTATTCTAACAAGTGGTTATGTGATGGATACAATAGTAGAAACAGACGATAACAATATTACAAATGGAAAAAATACAAATACAAATACAAATAAAAAGATTAGTTATTGTTTGAGAATTCCTAAAACAAAAGAAATATGTGAATTAATGGAAATAGATTATAATGATACTCATTTTTTCAAGTTTTTTAAATATGATAATTTCTTATTTACACGCATTAAATCAATCGAGAAAGAAAGTTATTCTGGAACATTATATGATCTTCAAATGAAAGAAGAGCATAACTACACGTTACATAATGGTATTGTCCATAATGGAGGCGGAAAACGTAATGGAAGTTTTGCAATTTATCTTGAACCTTGGCATACTGATATTGTTGAATTTTTAGATTTACGTAAAAATCATGGTGATGAAGAAATGAGAGCACGTGATTTGTTCTTGGCACTATGGGTTCCTGACCTTTTTATGGAGAGAGTTAAAACAAATGGTATTTGGCATTTAATGTGTCCTGATGAATGTCCAGGATTGGCAGATAGTGTTGGTGATGATTTTAAAATATTATATGAATCATATGAAAATAATGGTAAATTTGTAAAAACTCTAAATGCAAGAGATTTATGGTTTAAAATTTTAGATGCTCAAATGGAAACTGGTACACCGTATTTGCTATATAAAGATGCTGCTAACAGAAAAAGTAATCAGAAAAATCTAGGAACAATTAAATCAAGTAATTTATGTACAGAAATTATTGAATTTTCATCACCTGATGAAACAGCAGTTTGTAATTTGGCAAGCATAGCTTTAAATCGTTTTGTAAAACCCAAGAAAAATTATAAAAAAGCATTAATTTATTCTAAAACGACTTGTCCTTACTGTGTAAAAGCAAAATTATTATTGAAACAAAATAATATATATTATGATGAAATATTACTTGATGATGACGAAAAAAGAAAGGAGTTTTATGAAGAAATATCATTAAAAGAAAATAAAAACATTAATACAGTACCACAAATTTATATAGAATTAAATGATGGTGAAGTTGATTATATTGGGGATTTTAATGAATTAAAAGAAGCATTTAAACTTGAATTTAAATACGATGAATTACATTCTGTAACTAAAATTGTAACTGAAAATTTAAATAAAATTATTGATATTAATTTTTATCCTACTAATAAAACAAGAAGAAGTAATCTGTTGCATAGACCTATTGGTATTGGTGTTCAAGGATTAGCAGATACATTTTTTATGTTAGACTTACCATTTCATAGCGATGAATCATCTGAAATAAATAAAAAAATATTTGAAACTATGTATCATGCTTCTCTAGAAAAAAGTATGGAAATATCAATTAAAAGATGTAATGAATTATTGCCATTATATGACTATTTAAATAATTATACACCATTATACGATGATTCTAAAATAATTGTTGAATCTGGAAAAATGTATAATTCAAATATAAAATTATCTGATTCAAAAATGAATGAATTATATCATAAATTAAAACCCATTTCAAATGAATTATTTTATAAAAATGATGAAAATTCTAATAATATTAGATGTAGACCTGATTCATTAATTGGTTCTTATTCTAGTTTTATTGGATCACCAGTATCAACAGGTATTTTACAATTTGATATGTGGAATGTTACACCTGGTAATAGATATGATTGGAATTATTTAAAAGAACAAATTAAAATAAATGGTATAAGAAATTCACTACTAATTGCACCGATGCCAACAGCAAGTACAAGTCAAATTTTAGGAAATAATGAATGTTTTGAACCACTAACAAGTAATATATATACTAGAGGTACATTAGCTGGTGAATTTGTTATTGCAAATAAATATTTAATGTATGATTTGATACACCTAGGTAAATGGGATGAAAATATTAAAAATAATATTATATCAAATAAAGGAAGTATTCAACAATTAAGTTTTTTAAGTCAACATATTAAAGATAAATATAAAATTGTATGGGAAATTCCTATGAAATTTTTAATTGATATGTCGCGTGACAGAGGTGCATATATTTGTCAATCACAAAGTTTAAATTTATGGCAAGAAGACCCTGATTATAAATCTCTTACAAATATGCATTTTTATTCTTATCAATGTGGATTAAAAACAGGTGTATATTATTTAAGAAGAAAACCTAGACATCACGCGCAACAATTTACAATTGAAACTGATAAAAAATCATTTAATGAAATGATTAATAAAGAAAAAATAAATAATAATGATGAAATTTGTGAAATGTGTTCTTCATAATAAAATATAAAAATAAAATATAAAAATAAAATATTTTACTTATTTATTTATTTACTATAAAATATATAGTAAATAAATTTATCTTTTTTGTTTTTTATTAACAGGCTGTAAATCATTAACAAATTCATTAGTATAATAACCAAAATCTGTAATATTAGTACTTGATAACTTAGGTGTATCAATATTCATTATATTAGTACTATCAATAATATTATCTATCTTTAAATTTCCAATTTCATAACTAGTATTTATTTCGGTTATATTAAAATCATCATATTCTTCATTAAATAATGGTATATCGATATATTTTGAAATATCATATTCAAATAACATAGCACAATAACACCGAAGTGTAACTAATATATCATTTTTTGAATTATGCAAACCATCCGGTACTTTTTTAAAATAATGATAATATAATTCACTCAAAGTTGGAAATTTAAAATACTTATTTCCAGATAAATTAAAACGTTCGATTTTACATATATTTACACCATTTCTCATAGTACAATATTCTTTTTTTTTAATACCATTTACAGTAAAATTATGATAAATATTGTTTCTTATACATTCTACCATTATTAAACGCTTATCAAATGATAAATTATGACCAATAATACAATCACTAGTTTTTAAATATTCATTAAATTTAATTAGTGCTATTTTCATATTAATACCGTTCGAAGATTTCTCATTTGTTATACCATGAATGCTAATACATTCATCCGAGATAATAACATTCGATGGTAATTTAATTATTTCATCAACCAATAATGATATATATTTTGCTTCAACATGATATACTAGATAACTAAATTGAACAATATAAGGCCATTTATCAACATCGGTAATAGATGCATTTTTATCATTAAGAAGACCGGTTGTTTCAACATCAAATATTAGTACTTTCATTTTAATAATTATAAAAGTTATTTATTTAATATAATTTACTTTATATCACTTTATATCATATTATTTATGATATAAATATATTTCAATTTTTTAGTAATTTTATAATAATAATTAATAGCTCTTGCATATCCCAAAACTCTTTCTATGTTGTTCAGTTATACCATATTTAATAATGCCATCAATGTGTTTTTTAGTTCCATACCCTTTATTATTTAATAAATCGTATTTTTCAATCAATTCAGGATGTTTATTACATAATTCTTCTATATAACTATCTCTTTCTACTTTTGCCAATATAGATGCAGCAGCAATAGAACAATATTTATTATCACCACCTTCTATACAAACGTGTGGTATTTCTTCAAATTGGTCATCTTTATTTATATATGTATAATTTTTAAAATCATTACCATCTACTAATAATAAAGTTTCATTTGAACATATTGAATTTAAATCACATTTTTGTTTAATTTCATTTATAGCCGAATGCATAGCATTATGTGTAGCATTTCTTATATTTATATTATCAATCATTTTTTCATCACTCCATTTAATACTCCAATATAATGCATTATTTTTAATATATTCAGAAACTTCTTTTATTTTTTTCTTTGAATGAAATTTTTTACTATCTTTTAATAAATGATAGTAAAAATTATCATCATCTTTAGGTAGAATAACAGCTGCAGTATAAACTCTTCCAAACATAGGACCCCTTCCAACTTCATCTATTCCAATTTCTATTTTATTATTTGTATTATCATATGATCTTTTTAAAATGTTTAAATTTTTACTTTTTTTTAAATTAGTATCTTTAATATCTTTATCTTTATTTTCAATCATAGTTTATAATATATTATGTTATATGCTGATGATATAAATATTATATTTTATTTATATAATATTTATATATTATTTACATAAATATTAAAGATATTTATAAAGATCTTTATATTATAATTATTTTCCATATAAATTATATAGATTTATATAAATGAAAATAAAACCTATTTACTTATTAGGAATAATATTTGTTTCATTATTATTTTGTGGCTGTTTAGGTAATAAAATAAGAGAAGGTATTGATAATGCAATTATACCAACAACTACGTCTACATCAACTCCAACAACAGCAACACCTTCCACACAAACTACACAAGCTGGTACACCTTCTCCAACAAATACTAGTTTAACATCCCCAGCAACAACAGCTTGCCCTATTAATACAACATCACCAAGCCAAACTACAATCGCAACATCTTCAACAGGTACAACGTGCGGTTCAAAACCAGCAACTGTAAATAATACACCTCCAACTCAAACTAATATTATGCCTAATTATGTAAATGTAAATGGAATTAGATATGTTAGACCTGAATATTTTCCATATGACTCACATCTTAAAGGTGTGACAAAAGATATGATACCTATAGATGAAGAAGATAAATATATATTAAAAACACAAATTGTACCACCTGTATGTCCAGCATCACAACCTGTAATTTTATATAGAAATGACAATAGAAATGATAATAGAAATGACAACAGAAATGACAATAGAAATGATAATAGAAATGACAACAGAAATGACAATAGAAATGATAATAGAAATGACAATTATTGGAATTCAAACTCATCTAATCAAAATCCATATATGACGCCAGGAAATGTTAATAACTTAATGCCACCAGTAAATCAACCATTAATGAATAATTCTAATATGAATAATTCTAATATGAATAATTCTAATATTAATAACTCAAATTCTAAAATTACTTCTAATAATACTCTAAATAATAATTCAAACTCAGATAGAAATTATAATTACGAATTATATAATAGACTATATAGACCTGTAGAAACATCTGTTCCTGTTCCTGTTTTAAATGATTTTTCAAGTTTTAGTTAATATAAAATATTATATAATATTTTTTAATTATAAATTATATAATAGTTTGATTATTGTTTACGTTTACTACGTCCCATTATTAATGGCATAACTGCATATGGCTGATAATACATTTCTTCATTATATTTTTTACTTTTTTTTATTGTCTTGTTTTTTCTATTTTTAGTATTACGCATCTTTCTATTTGATTTATTTAGTCTATTTGATTTATTTCTTTTATTTGATTTATTTCGTTTACTTGATTTTCTAATTTTATTTATTCCCATTTATATAATTATTATATATTTTTTTTACTTAAACATTTATTATCAATTTGAAATGTTTTACATTTATTATCTTGAGGTACTATCTTAATGATACATTTTGATTTTTTCCCATATAAAGGTTCTGTGCAACCTAACTCTTTATTTTTTTTAGTTTTATTATTATGTTGATTATCTTTAATATCTATTTTACATCTAGCTCTAAAGTGTTCATATCGTTCCCTTATATCATCGTATGATAATTTTGATTCTTTACCTAACATTTTATTAATATGTTCATGTAACTTATAAATATATTTAGAAAATGTTTCTCTATTCTTCATATGTTTATTTGTTAATGGCAAATTTTTAAAATTACGTTTTAAATTATTCCTACAATATTTACAGGGTAAAACATTTTGTAAATTTAATATAAAATTCCTATAATTATTCATATCATCTTTACTTGGATTTATTGGATAATTAAAACTAATCATATGTATTGAATGCCACATAGCTGGACCCCACGATCTTGTTAACATACCATCTCCTGAATTATATTGATTTTTTGTAAATACATATTTTTTTATACTTTTACTATTTCTTATATTTTTATTAGATTTATTTCTATGATAATTTACATCTTTATGTTTCTTTCTTGATTTATTCCTCGTATAATTTATCATTATTAATCTATAATATTATATAACAAATTAAATATAATTTACACATTATTTTATAAAAATATTTTGTAATTTTATAATTACATTAATGGGTGTTTATTTTACAGATAAATTTTCTTTATTACATTTTGCATCCGGAATTATTGCATATTATTGGAATATATCACTCATTAAATGGTTTATTATTCATTTAGTATTTGAATTAACTGAAAATAGACCATATATTGTTAAGTATATTGATAAAATAACATTATGGCCCGGTGGAAAAAAAAGCTCAGATACACCGATTAATAGTATAGGTGACCAATTTTATTGTATATTAGGATGGTGGTTTACACACATATATTTAGAATATGTTTATGGAGGATATATATAATATTTATGGTATTATGTATAATATATATAAAATATGATATTATTATATAATAATTATGGCTATTGAATCATTTGTATACGATTTTACAAAAAATACTAGATATGTATCTTATTTAACAAGCGCATCAATATTAATTATATTTATTTTATATTTTTACCCAAATTTAACATCTTTTATTAAAATACCTAGTAAATTTATTTCTATAATAATATTAATATCATCATTTATTATTTTATTTAGAAACACTAATATTACAGTACAAAATATAGAACACATATTTGTAGATCCAAGTTTAAGTAAAATTAAAAATAATATGTTACTTAGTTATTTATATAGTTTTCTTATTTTAGTATTAATATATTACGTAGTATCAACTTTTTTTCATTAAAGAAATAACATATTCCATTACATTTATATCAGTATTTTCATCATTATATGTAATATTATAAATATTTTCTAAAATATATCTATAATATAAAGTATCATTTATAAAATTGTATTTTAATATTTGTTTGATATTTCCATTTTTATCACGAAATAACATTTATTTATAATTTATAATTTATAATTATTTTTATATCGTTTAAGATATACTAAGTTATATATACAATAATATATATAACAAAATGTTTATGAATATATTAAGAAATTTAGCATTATATAAAAAATTCTTAGTAATTTTATTTATTACTGCAGTATTTATAGTAGTAGCAGTTTATGTCTATAAAAAATATGTAGTTACTGGAAATAGAATTATAAGCAAAAATCAAAAATTAAATTTTGAAAATGGCGTAACTGAAGGAGAATCATCAAATAATGATCCTTCTATTAATTATAGTGTTGAAGATAAAGTAGCTGAACTTTATTTATTTTATACAGATTGGTGCCCACATTGTAAAAAAGCTAAACCTGAATGGGAGAAATTAAAAAATAATTATAGCAGTAATAAAAAAATAAACGGATATTCATTACAATTTATTGAAGTTGATTGTGAAGCAAATCCTGATTTAGGAAATAAATTTAATGTTACTGGGTATCCTACAATTAAATTAGTAAAGGGTAATCAAGTAATTGAATTCGATGCTAAACCTGAAGTATCTATGTTAGAAAATTTCTTAGCTACTGTATTAAGCAAATAATTATAAATATAAATACAAATAATAATATTTATTATAAATTATTATTATTTATAATTTTATTTCATTTTTTTAGAAGATGAATTTGAACTAGACATATTAGGTGTTTTTAATGAGCTAATAGATGATGGTATATTAGTGGAATTTGATGATGATCCGCTACTTGATGATGATCCGCTACTTGATGATGATTTTCTAATTGATGATGATTTTCTAATTGATGATGATTTTCTAATTGATGATGGTTTTCTACTTGATGGTGATTTTCTACTTGATGATGATTTTCTACTTGATGGTGATTTTTTAACTCTTTTTGTCTTTTTATTAATATTAACACATCTACCTTTCTCATTTCTCATTTTACCAGAACCACATATTTTTACACATCTACCTTTATCATTTCTCTCTGTTCCTTCTGCACAAGGTTTTATTTCACGTTCACGT